CGCCATTTCCCGGTGGGCCACCACTGCCTTTTCCGACAGTTCCAACAGAACCTGCGCCTCCGCCGCCGCCGCCAACATTGACAGTTCCCAGCGACCCGCCTTGACCACCAGCAAAACCTTGCCCTGATGTTCCCGCACCAGCGTTACCGCCATCAGAAGCGCCGCCACCACCAGACCCGCCAGCAGTACCAGAAACGCCATTAAAGCTTCCACCGCCGCCACCACCAGTGGATGTGATGCTACTAAATACAGAGTTAGCTCCAGATGACCCAACCACACTACTACCACTAGCCCCACCCGCACCAACAGTGACAGTTAAAGCAGTACCACTAGCAACAGCAAAACCAACCGCAGTCAAAAGACCACCCCCACCTCCACCTCCTGCGGCATTGCCACCTCCGCCGCCGCCACCAGCTACTACCAAATACTCAACAGTATTAGGAGCACCAGCATAAGGATTGAATGCACGTTGGGTTACGGCAGTGTGAGTGCCAGAGCCTGAACTGTTTGTGAACGTGACAGCAGAGCCGCCAAGCGTTGTGGAGAATTGGCAAGTGTTTGTACTTGTGCTGATGACGTAGTAATTTGTGTTCAATGACAAACCAGTTGGTAAAGTGCCAGTAGTTGTGAACTGCACAGCCTGACCCACAGCAGGTGTTGCCTGCGTAGAAGCAAAAGTGAATGTTGGTGAAGTTACAGCCGTGAACGTGCCAATGGCGATGTTAATGTTCTGCCCTGCAATAAAACCACCTAATCTATTACTCATGTCTGTTCCTTAGAAGGTGATTGTTCCAGAGGCAAGGAACGTGTAAACAGTCCAGCCCGTAATAGATGATTTAGTGCCAGTGGTCACACTTGCGGCATCGGCGTATGTGTTTGGATAACGAATGACGACAATGCCAGAGCCGCCAGCAATGTAGTCACCTGCTCCAGCACCAGAGCCTTTATTTGCCGCGCCTGCTGAACCAGAAGCAGTTCTTGCCGCAGTTGTGTCTGAATTACCGCCGTTATTGCCAGCGCCATTACCACCGCCAGCATAAGCAGTTAAAGTACCTGTAATAGCAGAAGCCACCCCTGAACCACCAAGCGACCCATAACCGCCAACGGAAACGTCAGTACCACGAGTACCTGCGCCACCACCACCGCCTGTAGCATTATTTGTTGCACCGCCACCCCCAGTCCACCCCTTACCCCCATCATTGCCTTGACCTAGTGTTCCGTAGCCTATTGTATTGCCGTTCCCGCCACCGCCCTGAGATGCGCCACCGCCTGATCCGCCATTTGCTGGGGCTGTAGTTCCACCGCCACCAGAACCACCTCCAGCGGCAGTTATTGAACCAAACACAGAATTACCGCCGTTGGAATAGTATTGACCTCCAGCACCAATAGTAATTAGTAATGTTTGCCCATTTGGTACAGGGTTTAAACCCTGCAACAAACCTCCAGCGCCCCCTGCTGAACCCCAGTTATACCCAGTTCCACCACCACCAGCAATAACCAAATATTCAACTGACGGTGTTCTTTGTGCAGGCCAACCACCTTGTTGAACAGCTTGTACGACTTGCTTGAGATTAAATAAACCGTTTGCCATAAAACCTCAGAATGTGATAGTGCCAGAGGCAACAAACTTGTACACGCGCCACGCGCCTGCAACGTACATTTCAGGAGAGCCTGTTGTTGACGTGGCTGGGGCTAAATAAGATGGGTAACGAATGATGACTATGCCTGAACCGCCAGCACCACCAGTGTAAACATTACCACTTGAACCATAAGTAAAGTTAGCCGCACCACCGCCAGAGCCTGTATTAGCAATTGCAGAAAAGCCAGAACCAATCAATTCATTGCTATTACCAGCACCACCACCTCCGCCAAGTCCACCAATGTATAAATATGAACCTCCACCCCCGCCACCAGCATAGGTTACAGATGTTCCAGAAATTGAAGATACCAAACCTGCGCCACCAATCCCAGCAACAAGTGAAGTACCCGCTATACCAGCAGAACCTGCGCCACCGCCACCGCCACCTCCTTGTGCGGTTCCTGTGCTACTACCACCGCCAGCATTGCCTTGTGTTGGAGAAGCTGTAGCTGTTCCACCAGTACCTCCATAAGCACCGCCGCCGCCAGAACCGCCCGTTTTACCATTGAATAAGCCTGTTGAATAAGCACCAGCACCGCCACCGCCAGTTGTTGTGATAGTTGTGCCACCAGCAAGACTTGAATTTACGCCAGAAAACCCAGTGCCATCTACTGTACCTGCTACTGCTCCTGCGCCTCCAGCACCAATAGTAATTGTGATGGCTGAACCCATAGTCACAGCGTAGCCAGTAGCGGATAAAAGACCACCCGCACCTCCACCTCCGCCGGGTGTCCCACCCTGTGTAGCCGCACCACCACCCCCGCCAGCCACGACAAGGTACTCCACCGTTGTTACAGGTGAATTGATGCCGTCAAGCCCGACAGAAAGAATGCCGCCAACTCTATCAAGAGACATAGTAGCCTCCTATTAAGTGATAGCTTCAAATGTGGCTGTGTAGTTCAATGCGCTACTTGTACCGGAGATCACGCCTACAGACTGGTTCTCAGTCACATAGAACGATGAAGTCTTGTCGGCCACAACCACAGAAGCGTTTGGGGGGACGCTCACTTGATATGCAATGTAGTAGGGTGTACCGCTTGCATAGGTAGCATTGTTTGAGATAGCCACAGTACAAGTTGCAGCAGATGAAGTGACGTTAGCCACCACAATGCTCGTGACACGATTAACTGTACCAGCCGCAGGCGTCAATCCTGTCAGTGAAGTAGAACCGTTGTATGTCCATGCAACAGATACAGAGGTAGAAGCGGGTATGACATACGCCGAATTACCATAAATACTCGTGACGTTAACAATATTTGGATTTGCCATTTATTACTCCTTAGAACCCGAAGATCATCGCCATAGCGATGGCTTTACCTGTTGAAACGCCAGCAGTTCCCCATGTAGGTGGGCTAGCACCGTTTGATAGAAGTGCCTGACCTGATGTACCTGCTGCTGTAAAAGCATATGCTGTACCCGTACCGTAAGGTACTGCGCCTGCTGTTGGGGCTGCTGTAGCATTTGTACCGCCGTTGGCAATTGGCAAAACACCACTAACAAAATACGGGGCTACTTTTACATAATCTGTGCCGTTGTAGTAGACAAATGCTTTCTCACCAACAGCAATAGAAACACCGGTTTGACCAGCGGCTTTAAATGTTACTGCGCTGGTAGCGCCTGCGTGATCCACCATGTACAGCTTGCTGTAACTTGGACCTGTGATAACCTTGGTAACCGTTTGTGTGCCAGTGATACGGATAACTGCGTATTGGGCTGTGGTGGAAGTTATCGCGTTTCCTGACGAGCTACCCGTAGTGTTTGCCAGAGTAATAGCGCCATCACCTGCAAAAGATAATGTGCCTGCAATGGCAATATCAAGGTAGTCAGAAATACCGTAGTTGACTGTATCGCCCCACGTACCAGAGAGCGTTCCCTGTGTGGGGGTGACCAAGCCCAAAAGAGTTGTCGTTGCTGCCATGTTCGTTCCTTACGAAGTATTTATATTTTGCCAAACTGTTGACTGTTTGTCATCAATTAATTGCCAAGTATTTGATTGCTTGTCATCAATAAGTTTCCAATAAACAGCCGTTACATTCCCAACATTACCCGTTGCTCCGTTGCCCGTCAAACCAAGTGTTCTAGGTGTGCCCAAAGTACCAACATTACCCGTTGAACCTACCCCAGTTAACTCAACAGTTATACCAAATGTTACTGTACCAACATAAGCCAGCGCTTGGTTGGAGTTAAGTGGCACAATTGGCCCAGTAACTTCACCCAGTGCGGAATTACCTGTAATGCCCAGCGTACTTGTAGCTACAACTGTACCTACATCACCCGTCGCCGCAGTGCCTGTCAGTGCTTTACTACTGTCATTTACTACAGATCCAACTGCGCCAGAAGCCCCAACTCCTGTTAACGCAATTAAACGTCCTGCAACTGAAACATCACCAACCGCGCCTGTAGCGCCTACGCCAGTAACCGCAAACCCATATCCAATACCTAAACCAGCACCGCCCCAAGCTTCACTACCCCAAGTGCCGTAGCCCCAAGGCGTACCCATCAAACCTACTGCGCCAACACCAGTCAAAGCAACCGTAACAGAAGCCCCAACTGTACCAACCGACGCAGTTGCTAAATCACCAATCTCATCAGCTGACTGACTCTGAACAACTGTACCAACAGCTCCCGAAGCACCTACACCTGTAACTGCTACAGAAACGACAGGCGAGGCCGTGCCAACGGTCGAATTAGCTTGGTTGCCCGTAAGAGCAAATGCGCCACCCCAACCGTATTCACCCCACGCATTATCGCCCCACCCAAGAGCCATACCCTACTTTCAGGTTGTAGCGATACGCAACAACGCAGCAGCAGTGGTATTAGCAGGCATAGTCAATGTAAATGTACCGGCGGTAATTGTCTGTGAACCGAAGGTGTGTACGCTGACAGCCTTATTGCTCTGAGTAGAGTTATAAATAAACACTGTATCAAACGCAGTCGTCAAAGTCACAGTTGTGTACGTGATTGAAGCTGAAGGCGTCCAGTAAGCTGTACCGGCGGTTGTCGATGTATTAGAAGCCAAAGGCGCAGTTGCATTTGTTACTGTTACACCACCAGCCGAATACCCTGTACCAGTTACTTCGCCGGAAGATGAGTACACAGTTGTTGACGCATTAACCGTTGCGCTTGTCAAATACAAAGCTGCTTTGAACGTATCAGCAGTGGTAGCAGCACGGATAGGCGCTACACCAAAATTATGGGTTGCAGTAAGAACTTCGCCTAAGAACGAAGTGCACATTGCTTGGGTATTAGCCATGATGTTTCCTTATGTAAGAGATGCTGCTTCAGCAACAATTGGGGGCATTTTCTTCAGGGCTACATGGGCTGAACGATGCACCAATTCACCCTCTAACCAATACTCCACCCAAGTGGTGTATTCGTTCTCATTATCGACGACTCCCTCTCTTTTCTCAAGCAGAGATTCATCCATATCACCTTTGGTAGTAGTAACAATCAATTTGAACTCCTAATCAATGAAGTGGTTGCGCCATTGGTCGGCATGGTAACTGTGAATGTGGTTGTAGAAGTCTTGTCTGAACCGAAGTCCAATACAGCAACAGACTTATTACCTTGCGTAACGTTGTAAATCAACGCGCATCTTGCGGTAATTGCACCTGTCCAAGATACATTAGGAAAACTTACGTACGCCGTATAACCAGAAGTGCTGACCGTGATTGGTGTCAATTGCGAGCCACCAGCCGAATATGTACCTGTAGCCGCTACTTCACTATCTGTGCTATACACGGTTGTGTCTTCATTCAGATTAGCATTGGCTGTGTACAAAGCAATTTTGATAACATCGGTCGTTAGGTCATGAATACCTTGATACAACTGCGCTTTAAAGCTGGTGGTCTGAGTCTGAACAATTGACATATCAAGTTACCTTCTGACGGAACTGACCAGAACGATAAGCGTCTTGACGCTCCATACCATCACCCAAACGTTTTGCAAGCATTAGTGCTTCTTGGTATTTAGTGTTGTAGAACGCCATAATGTCAGCTTCACCTTTCATGTAGGTGTAAGCCTCAACCAAAGAGCCGTACAAAAGTACAGAATCAAAGTTATCACCTAGCCATGTTTGGCCATCTGCTGCAACCGTAATGGACTCAGGATAGTAGTAATAGTGCAGCTCAACGCCATAACTTGCATCGGCTGTTGGGCCAATTAGAAATGAAAGCTCGTCATAAATTGTAGAACTCAATACTGTCGGGCCAAACAACGCATAGTACTTAGGTGTGCCTGTATCTGTTGTTGGGTTGGGGTACGCTTGACGAATAAAGTTAACGTCTTTGTTAAGCAAGTATTCGTAGTTACCGCTACCGTCAATGACCGCCATAGAGTACACAGCCAAGAAATCAAGGGGACAGTCTAAATACTTTGTGTTCACCGCAATCGTACTGGTGACGTTTTTACGGATTGAAGGGAACTGAACCGAGTTATATATGCGCTGCTCTGCCTGAGTCACAAAGACAGGGATCTCCGCCACGAAGCTTGTCTCCGTGTTCTCTGTGTAGGCTTGTATAGCAGCTTTTAACTCGGTGTAATTCATGCCATTGGTCCGCGTGACATCACGCCTTTAGTAGCTGCGCCCGTACCACGCATTTTAATACCAGATGTTTTGGTTGTGCTTTCACCATTGTTGTAGTTACCAACACTCATTTTCATGGTTGTGGTGCTACTAATGTCTGAAGGCTTACCGGGGTTAGCTGATACCTGTACCTTTTTACCAGTCATGGTATGAGGTTTGGCATAAGTAGCGGCATCACCAACTTCCTTACCCATCACTTTTTTACTAAATTTAGCCATGATTAGCCTCGCTTTTGGTTTGCTACACGGGCCAAATTGCGACCGACTTTCATCATCGCTTCACTTGTTACACCCGCAGATTTTTTGCCGCCCTTGGGGTTAGATGCAGTTGGGCCACTATTAGGGAAAATTTGAACATCTGTTCTACCCTTTTTTGCAACGCCATCAGCAGATTTTGTGTATGCCATTTTAAGCTCCTAATTAACTGTTACCGTAACTGTACCAACATATGCTGTTGCCACCAAGTAGTTTGGTGTTAAAACTGCATCAAAAGTGCTTGCTCCACCTACTGGTGCCCAGCCCCATTGAATGTCCCGTGAACCACCCGTTACAAACCCTGCCGCATCGGGAGCAGTACTAGTTGAATTAACTGTCTGCAGCCCGTTCGTACCAGCCGTATAGTAAGTCGTATCTCTACGTGGGTTACGTACAGCTTGAGGGTCATCAACCGGATACATACCCAACTGCAACTGAGGTTGATCAGGGTCCCAACATTCTTTACAAACAAGTAAATTGAAGGTTTTGGTTTTAATAATCTCCATACGCAATTCTTTCAATTTAAATTGAAAGCCACAGCGATCGCATATAGCGATACTGTTCTTGCCAGAAGCAAACCGATTACCCATCAGGTGCCCCCAATGTACTGTTGACGAGGCACAAAACGTAAAGCAGCGCGTTCTTGGTCTTCACCAGCCGCCAACTGCCAAGCCTCGTCGTATTGCATTTTGAGTACTTCTAAACGTGTTGCCCCATTCTCTACCTTAAGTGCAAGATAGTAGGCGAGTCCAGCAACCAAACAGGGCAGGAAACGGAAAGGTACATCCATAGTCCGAGTGCCGCCGCCTGCGTCATCAATACGACGCATACGCCAATAAACGAATTGGTAGGTTTGTGATCCATCAGGTGTGGGCCAAACAGTAACGGATGGCAAGTTTTGTTGGTAAACAGTAGCGGCAGTCGAGTGCGCTACTGCGGTTGTATTATTTTGGCCACGGAAGCAGTTATAGAGTACGTTCCCGCTGATGTAGCCATACTGTACTGTTTCAGATTCAATTAAAACAAACCCAGTAGCAGACAACCCCGCTGTAGAAGTCAGCGTAATTGTAGTATCGGTAGCTGAAATTCCACCATTTAATGTAGTTCCTATGGACGACGTTTGTCCATCTAAACGCTGAAACCACATTTGAATTGGGCGAGCTTGCTGTAACTTGTTTGGAATTGTGGCGTAAGTAGAAACACTAATACGGGTAATTGTCAAATCAGCCTGCGTAGAAGAATTACCAGCGCCTGTACGAATAACGTGTTCAAGCAGATCTACTGTGTCGTTTGGTAAAGCATATGTGGCTAACCCTTGAGTCATGGTAATCGTACCTTGCTCAAACGTCCACATGTTGATGCCACGGTTTGCCCAGTCAGCAAACAACAAGTTTAAAGAACGGCGGGCTGTACGTAAGTCGTAGCCCGTACGCAACTCCGAACCAGCACGCTCAAATGCTTCCTCAACGATCTCTGTGAGGTCAAGGTTAAACGTTGCTGTTCCAGAAGTGGTCATCTAAATCCTGCCGTTTTCTTTGCAATAGTCTTTGGTTGCGCTACAAATTGTTGTCCGGCTTTTTTGCCAGCACGTTTCGCACGCGTTGTTGCAGCGTACTCAGCAGGGCTGAGACTTTTGATCGCAGCACTTGGAAGGTATCTTTCACCCGTGTCAGAAGAGCGTTTGCCACTTTTGGTTCTCCATTTTTGGTCGCCCCAGTCTTTCAATGATTTCTGAGGCGCTTTCAATCTCGATACCCCCCACCTGATGCTTTGTACTTCTTAGCAACAAGTTGAGCTTTACGTGCTGACCATTGCCCTGCACCCGTACCTTGCGTAGCTGCTGCTTTTACTTGCGACACAATCCTCTTACGAAGACCGGGTTTTGTGTAATTGCCAGCCGCATTTACTTTACCACCAGCAGCGTACTGCGTAAAATCCGTGTCATCCCGACGGGCAGTTTTCTTACCCTTGGGCATTTTACTTGGGGACATGGCTCCCATGCCACGGCTGGCCATCATGGTTACACCATCTTTCCGCGTGTTTTACCTTTGGTGCAGCATCCATCAGCACGACTAGAAGCGGTCATACCGCCACCAGCGTAACCTTTAACATCTTTACGAGCTTTCATTTGGGCTTTATCGTCCATGCTCGTCATTCTGTTTGAACCAAAAAATTCACCAACTGATCGAATTTTGTCCCCAATGTTATCAAGACCTTTATCAAGACTCTTGTTTATTCCATCAGGATTTAGTATTTTTTCACGTTCATATTTTTTAACAGACTGATCATAAACAGCTTTAGATTTGGCGTTATCTCTAGCATTGTTTGCAGCATCTCGGCTTGCTTGTCGCCCTGCAATTTCGCCTTGCTTTTGTTTACGGTAGCTATCAAAGTCACCAGTCGTAGTATCAGGTTCAGGCATCGCTTTATCAAAAGCAGCGCCAGCTTTTTTACTAGCCTTTTCGTCGGCTACGTCTTGGGGGGTTTTGTATTCAATGTCAGCCATGATTTTTCCTTAACAAATTCTGCCGCGTGTTTTGCCTTTGGTAGCAATACCATCAGCACGTTTTGAAGCACCACTGCGAGCCATGCCGCCAGATGCCATTTTCTTTGGTTTAACTGAACCACCACGCTTGTAGCCAATTGCGCCACCAGTGGTGTCAGATTCGGACAAAGGTTTCTTTCTATACCGAGCTGCCAGTCTTTCAGCAGCATCCATAGCTTTGGAAGTCATACTGGGAGCAGCTTCTTCAAACTGCTTCATGCCCTTTGGGCCAGCCATCCAAGACATTGGATTAGTCACAGCCTCACGTCCAGCGGCGGGTACTTCACCAGAGAATTTACCAACGTTTTTAGGACCAGCCATCCAAGCTAATGGATTAGTAACTGCTTCACGTACGGGGACTTCACCAGCCATAGCTGATCTACGTATTGCATCTGCATTACGCATTTCGTAACCAATCTTACTAACACCGGACAACTTACCGGGACCCATAGCCGCCAGTGAGTTGCTTACATTACGGCCTAATTCGGAACTATCAATCTTTTCACCGCGAACACCAGAGTAGCCAGCGGGGCCGCCAGTAGGAATTTCATTTTCTTTAGCTCCACGCATTGCCATACTACGAGCATAAGCCTCGGCTTCACCTGCACGAGGGCCACCTTGACCACCACGACCAGAGCCACCTTGACGGCTGGCAGCATAAGCTGCAAGTTCTTCAGCTGTGGGACCACCCTGACCACCACGACCAGCACCTGCCATAGGCGCGTTACGTGTACCACGAGACATACCTGCTTCACGATTACGTGGATCTACACCTGTGGCAACACTAGGCGCTGTAGTAGCGGTAGGACGTGCTGTAGGACGTGCTGCAGGTTTATTATCATAACCACCGCCAGCGTCTTCAACGTCAAAAGGATTTGGCTTGTAACGTGATACACGCTCGCCTTCAGAGACTTTTTCACCTTCTGCAAGGGCGCGTTTGCGCATGTCATCATCAATAGATGGCCCAGCTTCTGGAGCGGCGGCGGGCATTCTGCCACCACCCGTAGGGGCGGCTTTATCCCCTTTTGACAACATGTAACCCAGCGCACCAAGCGCTGCAAGTCCAGCTAAGTCTCTACCTTTACGTGCCATGGTTGTTCCTTTAGCAGGGCATTCCGCCCTTGTTCATTTTAATTTGTGTACCTTTGGTTTTGCCTTTTGTAGCAACACCATTAGCAGCGGAACGGAATGAGCCGCCAGAAGCCATTTTCTGAACCGGCTTCATACCAGCTGGCTGACCCTTAGAACCAAAAGACATGTACTTAGCATCGCCGCCTTTAGCCAATTTCAAAGCTGTACCTTTACCACCTTTGTGCTCTTGCATGTCGTGCTGTTTAAAAGCTTTTTTGATCATGGCTTTATCTTGGGCTTTGTCTGTCATGCCACCTTCAGCCATTTTCTTCATGCCCATCATTTGTTTACGATCAAAAGCTTCTTCTTTTTTGGAGCCTTCTTTCATGCTTTTCTTCTCAATGTCTTTACCAGACTTTTCGAATTTAGCAAATGGGTTTACGCCTTTTGTAGCCATGGTATTACCACCTTTTTTAAAGAAAGCCGATCCACCATGGTCGGTCTTTGGTTTATTTACAGCTTGAACTTCAGCGCGGGAGCTAGGTGCGCCCTTACCAAAACTCATACCTTTGCTTGCTCCACTAAACTCTTTAGCAACAGACGTTGGTATACCAACAGCTTTTGCAAACTTTGGGTTGTGTGCAGCGGCGTCCATGAAACGCTTTTGTTTTTCACTCGTCGCTGGCATTTGAATCCCCTTTGCGTTTGGTCATACCGCGAACGGTTTCAGACTCCCAAATACGAAGACCAAGGTAAATGATCGTAAATAGAGAAGCCAAAGGCGGGAGCCATGTAGCCATAACGCCAATAGTCGTCAAGACTGCTGCGCCATCTGCAACTGCTTTAGCCGTGTCGTGATGTTCAGTCATACCATACGTCCTTTTGTTTTGCCTTTGGTAGCACAACCATCAGCAGCAGAAACGTAACCACCATCAGCACAATTCCACGCCCTCAAAGATTTATTGATCCTTGAATCCGGGTCGTTGGCTGTCTTTGCGCTGGTTAGCTTCTTTTTCATGCCACTCATCCTCGCACAGAAAGAGTCGCGCCGGGAGCCGCCTTCTGGCTGGGGACGTTTCAAGTTCATGCCTTGCGCTTTCGCAGAGGCTCGCCCCTTGGCGTTCAAGCCACCCTTGGGGTTCTTGCCTTCTTTCCTCTGCCATGCTGGACTCTTAGCCATAGAACACCGTGATAGAGGCGTTTGTTGGTAACACTACGTAAAACCCGTTTTGAAACAATACACCTTCACCGGGTATCAATGTTGCAATAACGGCTGTGTTAGTTGTAACGTGTAGAGTTAGCAAATTGTTGCCAGCATTAGTGGTTGCATTATCGTAAAATTGAATTTCACCAGCAGTACCGCCGGGAGCAACTTGATAACCACGAACTCTGGTACGGCCTGCAAAACCCACACCGCTTGCATCCAAATGGACGGCTTTTACGTCTGTCTGCATCATAATTAATCTCCTTGTAAATGGGGGCCGAAGCCCCCTAGACTAATTAAGCAGCAGAAGACGAAGGATTAGCTGAACCGTCGCTATCGCGCACAGTGTAAACACAAGTAATACTTGCTGCACCGCCACTGGCTGTACCAGCACAGGCGTAAGTTACTGTAACGATTGCATCAGTTGAACCTACGCTCTGATAAGTAGCAATGCTTGCGTCAGTGATAGTGAACGTTGCGCGGCCAACAGACAAAGGCGTAGTGGTAGCACCACCAACAGTACCCAGAGTTGTAGAGCCAATCTTCACAGTGATTGTGTTACCAGTAGTACCTGCGTAGGCAGTAGTAATGTTCACTAGGAAGTTGTTAATCATTGCGCCAGCGGGCAACACAAACAATGTAGTAGCAGTTGTATCGTTAACAGTGGTCACGCCAGTCTGTGTAACAACAGTTGCGCCCATGTTGCGGATCGTGCCAGCAGTGGTGCCGGTAGTGTTTTTAACAGTGCCAAGCAGCCAAGGGCCTAGGTGAGTTGCGAATCCCATGATAATTCCTTACATACAAGTTAAGTGCATCAATCTGTATGTCGTCAGCCGGGACTGTTTGATGCACCGGAAAGCCCGGATTAAAGTCAATATACACCAAATAAAAAGGGGGCACAAGGCCCCCTTCCAATATTTCCGAAGAAATATTTAATTTATCAGGACGAACCGGGTGAGCCAAAAGTGCCCAACGGATCAGACCAGCCGAAGCTATAACGCTCACGGGCCTTGTAACGAACGTTACCTGTGTCGAAGTCACCGTCCATCTTGTTCTCCAAAGGAGAGCGGATGAAGTGCTTCAGACCGTTAGGTACATCAGTAGTCAAATACCAGCCGTTTGTGTCGGTCAGGTAGTGGTTAATGGTGTAGCCTTCAGGGATTGAACCGTTGTTCTTCAACGCGTTGATGTCGTTGTCAGTTGTGCCAACACGGAGGCTGGTTTCCAACAAACGAGTCGCAACGAATTGCAGGGCTGGAGGAACAATCAATTTCTTTGGTTTAGCAGCGATCAAAAGACCACGCTCGTCTGTCCAAGCAGCGATTTGAATAACGGCGGCTTCCAAAGAAGTCTCGTTCAAATCAGCGGCAGTAGAAGGACGATTGCTGTTCGTACCACCTGAGATCAGGGGGTGAGCAGTGCTATACAAAGGTACGCCGTCGCCACCAACATAGGCTGCGCTGAAACCGTTATTAATAACGGCGGCAGCTTTAACCTGTTTGGTGTAAGCCATAGCACGGGCCAATGCTTTGGTGTAACGAGCAGACAAGGAGTCATACAAGTTATCTTCCACAGCTTCTTCCGTGATGGAGAAGCCTAAAGCGATGGTTTCGTGGTTGTAGCGAGTTGTCCATGCCTCTTGAGCATTGTCATAAGCGATGGCAGAACCCTCGTTTTTGACTGGTGCAGCAGAGAAACCAGACAGCTTGGTCTCTTCTTCGAAGGAACGCTCAGAGGTTTCAGTCTCATAAATTTCTTTATGTTCTTCACCGTAGCGTGCGTACTCCATACCGAACAATGCGTTCAGGCCGGGCAGGAGTTCCTTAAGTAGTTGTGCGCGTGAAATTGCCATTTTAAGTTACTCCTTAAGCAATGCTGGTACCAGCATAATACTGATGCTGACCAAAGTTGATCTTGACCAGAATCTCTGGGTACTGCATCAACACAATAGTAGTGTTCAATGTAGCAACAGGAGCTTGGTTCAAAATAAACGATGTAGCACCGGCAGATGCGGCGGTGTCAACGAAAGAACCCGAAGAAACATAGTTTCCAGAAGAGTCCAACGAGCCAACGTCTGTACCAACGGGTAACGCAAACGGCAGAGCCGAGCAAGTTACAGTAGCGGTAGAAATGCTGGTGTAAGTCACAGTTCCAAGTGAAACAGCCGTATCAGGCACCAAACCAAGCACGCGAACGGGCAAGGATGATGTAGTAGCGGGAGTATCGTTAGGTGCGAGAATGGCATTCTTGGAATTGCCAGTTGTAGTGCTACCTGTGTTGTTAATCATGGCCAAGTTTTGGCCAATCATGGCGCGAGCGCCAGAAGCAACAGCGGTAGTAGCAGAACAAACAACACCCTTGAACACTTGGTCAGGATCATCAGCAACAATAGCTACTGCATCACCAGCCGCAGTTGATGCGGGCCAGTATTGCGAGAAAGTCAACTGTTTAGTGACGGGGTTTGTGTAACGGCATCCCAAGAAGATACCTGTTTGATTGCCTGCTGTGCCAGTAGACACAGACAGACGCACGATTTCACCACGAGACAATCCTACGTAATCGCCGTAGAAAATAGCCGTGCTGTAACCGTTAGTGATCGGGTAATCACGAGTAGAACCCGCAAAGACCTGACCTCCGATCAAATTGATCGGTTTTAGCCCGTAAGGGGCGTCAACAACCGGATAAGCCATAAAAGACTCCTATATTTTAAGAACCAGAACCGAAAGTGACCTTGGTTTTCTTTTCTGAGAAAAGAGGCATCCTAGGATCATTTTCACGAAGGAAATTATTGTCAACTGAATCCACTTGAGACTTGCTCTGCTGCTCGTAATATTTAGCACGTTGCTCCATAAACTCTGCAGGGATTCGGCATAACAATAGACCACCAATCTCAATGCCGCCTTTAAAGCGACCTTCAGTGGCAGCGTGCATCATCAGCTCGGGATATTCTTCTGCTTTGCAGGGTTCGTATCCTTCACGCATTTTTGAGGAAATGTTGCTGGCATCAGCTTGGCCCATCGTACTGAGTCGAATATACCGATGCTTCCAACCGGGGCGATCCTCGGGCATAGGAAGTGTTTCAGGCGGACGCCACGCTTCTGGGCGGTAAGCAGCCTTACGGGTTTCCAACTCACGACTTAAACGATTTTGTGTTTCGGCCATATTCATTCACCTCTATTAATTAAAGCAACCTGTCTTGCATATTCTTCTGGAGTCACTCCAAGCTTGCGAGCCAACGCAACTTGTGATGCCTTCAGCCTAATGCGATTAGGTGGAGTACTGCGGGAAGCTGGAGCTACCACTGCAGATGATTTTGCACGGCGTGGAGGTTCATCCTCTTCAACCGGTTCTGCCCTTCTTCTTTGAGGCGGGGCATCTTCGTCCTCATGGCTCTGAGCATCTTCAAAATACTCAGGAAAGCGTTTGCGCATGGTTTTATCAACCGTACGGAAGTATTCTTCCGTGCCAACATAATCTGCACCATACTCGCGTTGTAACTTCTTGTCAATACCCATAGCAGTCATTGTCATTTCATCATCATTTCCAAACCAATCGTTGTTGGAATTGATCCATTTTTGGGTACGTGGGCTGACTTTAGGCTGTTGGGCTTCTTCTCGAGCTGGAGGTTGGAACTTAGGTTCCTTCTCCACCTCAATTGGTTTCATGGTCTCCGCTTTGTCCAGTTTTAAGGTTGCCTTGGAAATTTCCTTCTGGGCGGCTGTTAAAGCATCGGCGTCGCCTGTTTCGTAGGCGGCTTTAAATTTCTTCTCAGCGGACTCCAATTCAACCTGTGCGGCTGACTTAGAAGTTGCAATAAAAGCTTTACTACCGTGTGATAGTTGTTGTTTCAGGCGTTTATTCTCTTCAAACACCTGACGGGCAAAGTCTTCTGCCGCTTGCCGTTCGCGTTCAGCTGTCTCTTTTGCGCGACGTTCATCATGATAACCACGTGTAAATTTCTTTAAACGTGACTGAACTTTCTCATCGTACGAGGACAACTCGTCATCAGAAACGTCCTCTGGAGGGGGCGCAGCTTTACGACCACGGTCTGCGGGAGGGGTGTCATCTTCAATTTCAATCTTGAAATTGTCTTCTTTTACGGCTTTTGTTTTTTCTTCCTTCTCATGAGGGAATTCAAAATCTTCGCCTTCAAATTCAGCTTGTGCCATATTTTTCCTTATGCAGCGCGGGCAATTCCACGCGGATCTTCAACAACGGCTTCGATTGAATCATCATTGATGATGCGGAACTCTCGGCCATGAATCTTCAGGCGCGTGCCTGAATTAGGGCGGACGATGACAAAATCACCTTCCTTGCAGCTCGGCCCACTAGGGAACCGGGTTGGATCTTTGTAGCAGTCAGGCCCAAGCTTGACTACAAATAATACTGGGGTCAGTATTTCTTCGTAGTGCATGGATTGACCAGCTTTAATGATGCCTACTTCGCTATCGGCGTACTCTTCCATAGCTTCTGGCACAACGCATAAAACGTGAAACGTCTTAGGTTCAGGCAATTGCTTGGCTTTTTGTTCAGCATTTGTATTAAGAATGCCGGACAGATCAACCGCTGCAACGTCAAATTCAGTCATCCATTTTCTCCATTTTTTGCACAAGGTCGTTAAGTATTGACTCTGCGGTCGTTAGACCTTGGATTATTCCGCAGAGGTTCTTGTATTCAGCGTAGTCTTTAGCGCTACCGCGTTGAACTGCGGTCTCGTATGTCTCTCGCTGTTTTACAATTTCTTTGGCTACATAGGCCAATGTTTTGTAGTCGTTCACTCAGTTTCCTTTTTAGGGAATTTGCTAGGCTGTTTAGACTGCGCTGCCCGTTGCGCGTTTTGTGAAGACATCTGTGCTTTGTGCTTGGCGATTTCTGCACCAATACGCATGCCTTCAGTTTCCTGTTGGCGTTGTGCCTTGTCTTTGTTTGCAGCGGCTGTAGCCGCGACCTGCATTGCAGCAATCTGTTTCTGAGCCTCAATGCGAGACTCTTCCACACGAATGCGATCGGCTTTCTCTGCCGCATCAATCTGTTGCTTCTGCTGTTTAAGCTGCAACTCTTGACCTTTGAGCTGGAGTTCTTGCATCTGCATCTGCACAACTGGGTCCTGCATCTGCTGCTGGGCTTGTTGTTGTTTGGCTTCTTGCGTGTCGCGCTGCATCAACTTCTCTGACGCTTGCGCTACCATAGACGCAATCTGATCTGCCAACTCTGGCGGCACTGCTTTGTTTTGGTCCTCTGTTGGGAGGATATGACCCATCTCTTCTTCAATCTGACGACGATACTCAAACGCAATGTGCTCGTTGATGTGAGCCATTGCCGCAGCTTGAATAGCCTGCGCCTGTGGGTTCATCTGCATCAACTGCATAATCTTGGGGTTTTGTATTGCTGCCATGTGAGACTTGATGTGCGCTTCATGGTTTTGTTCCATAAACGCTTTGACGGGCTTCATTGTCAGCAGGTTTTGGTTCTCAGTAATTGGATCTGTTGGTACTTGATCTTCATCAACTGGGATCAGTTTGTTGGCATTCTTGATGCCTAGCACCTCAATCATCTGGCGATGTAAGAGGGGTAAGTTGTAGAGTTGCGGCGCTGTTTGCGCTAACTGCAGTGCAGCTTGATACTGCACGATTTTCTGCGCCATTGTTGACGCATTAGGATCTGACACGGGGATCACATCTACGCTGTCATAGTCTGATCTACGTGCTTTGCGTGAGCCTTCTTCTGGTTCGTACGAATACTCATCAGGTGTGAACTCTGCAATGATCACTTTCAAGAGTTTGAACTCTTGCTTCATTGTGTAGTGCATACGAGCTTGCACAGCGCCCATCACTTTAAGAGTACGCTCCAAAATTGCCAAGGTAGTTCCCACAGGCGCTTGCGCACTCATGTCACTCACCTTCATGTCACCAGCGGACGCAAACTGACGACCTTCTTGAACTATGCGGTCAAACAGTGTGTAAAGAACCTGACTTGGTTCTTTGTAGGGCAGAGGCAAAATGTTGTCTCTAATACTGCCGGAGGGCACATCCACGTCTCGCCATTCACCCGGTGCAATCGGTGTGTCGTCCCCCTTGATCCGTAGACCGCGAGACTTAAGACCACCGGGTAGATTAGACAAAGTGCCAGCGTCAACCAACTGACGTATGAGCATAGTCGCTGACTTAGCGTAACCGCCGATGAGGTGGATAAGTCCGTATCCATAGAAGCCAAACCCCGGTATATATTGGTAATGTACAAAGTGCTGGCGCTTCATATGCAGCTCATCACCCTCGTACCAGTTGCGGCGCACTGCCAAAATCTTACGAGTGCCCTTCTCAACTGTAATTACATAAGGCAGAGCAATCCCAGTGGGCTTACCCTTCTTGTTCTTATGCTCGTAGCCGGGCAAGTCAATATCAACGTGCATCTCCAAAATGCGGAAGCGATCATCATCAATCGCAGACATGCCCGTCTCTTCAGCTTTTTGCTTCTCAATGTCATCAAGCTCATGTGTGGGATCACCCAACTCAATGTCCATGTAGAACCCAGCATCTTGCAACTGCAAAATCTCGTTCTCTGTCTTACGCATCACATGCGCTACGCGGGGGGATGTCTCTAAGTTAGACGCGCCATAAGGCACGACAATGTCTTCTGCAGGAATAAACACTGCCATCTGACGGCCTTTGGCTGGGTCGTAGTACACCTTCTTGAATGCCGATCCTGCGATTGGCAGATTCCACAACATCTTTTCATGTTCTGGACGGTACTCATACATCACATCTGTAAGTTGATAATTCATGTCCTCGCGCACGCGAGTGGCTGCATCTTCTTTTTCAGGTGTGTCTTTACCAAGAATAACAGTCTTAACAGGGCCAGCAGCAGGGAATGTCTCCATGATGCCTTCACTTTGGAAGCGAACAACTGACTCAGTGAGCAGTGGGTGGAATACACCACATGCACCTTGCCATGGCTCTGTCCTGTCCTCATATTTTAAACCAAGTAACTTCAAACCATCCACATAAGTCTGCATCCAATCTTTGCGGTCGTTGATGTCTTTATCAAAGTCTTCTACAAGTTCTTCACCCAAAGACTGCAAATATGAATCATCTAAATATTCTGCCAAGTTAACATCAAAGTCATCTGCTGTTTCACGTTCTGGCTTTAAATTAATCTCCATACCACCAATGCCAATACTGACCTCATCAGGGTTTTCAATTTCAATTTCAATGGGGTCTTGTCCCATTGAGCCATACCCTTCGGGTGTCTGATACAGTGCTTTGTCCAACATGACTATTCCTTAAACTGTGTAAAACCGCTCACGGCGGTAACCTTTGAACCATTGAATCTCGTCTTCTTCATCACTTGGAAGTTTGAGATACCCACCTTGCCTAAAACGCATGAGCGCTAATGTCATCGAGTCAACCAAGTCATCATGTTCTCCAGATGGAAAAGACGCAACTTCGTCCACGAGTTCTTCCGCCCAGCGTGTCTGCGGTGCCCATACTTTACCTGACCTGAATATATCTGCAACTGCATTTAGTCTGGTGATCTTGTCTTGTCCCTTGCCGGGACTGAATTCTTGGACTGGGATTCCCATTGCTCGAAATTCCTGAATGAGTGGCGCACCTGCCGCTTTTTTCTCAACCAAGAACGAATCGGGGTCCCATTCTTCCCATTCTTCAAACGCCCATGCTTTTAACTCTGGGAACTCCACCCGGCGCTTGGCTGCATTTAACAGGATCAAATTAGGTAGATTTCGATCCTCTTGGTCGTAGAATACCCCCCACGTTGTCACCGCAGAATAGTCATTGATCTTCTTAAGCTCATGTGCTGTGTCCCAAGACTGAATAATAAAACTACATGACGGCGGACGATCATCTTCCCACCACTTCCACCACTCTCTTTTGACAATCGCGCCTTGTTCTGACGTTGGCTGCTGCTGATATTGAGCCATCCACTTGCCACTTGGCAACTCATCACGCAGTGAAATTAACTGATCTAAGGGCCAAAACTCAGGCCAAAGTGGTTTTTCATTGGGCAAAATTGCCGGAAATTCAATGACTTTCCACTCTTCACCACCCCTTTGGGCGGCTGCTTTTATCACTTGAGCGGTCAAATCACGCAGTGACCAGCGTGTCATAACGATCACAATCGCCCCACCCGGCTGAAGACGTTGCCGAGGACCGGACGTGTACCACTCATACACCTTGTCATACACCTCTGGGTTGTATGCACCGATCGCGGCCTCTTGTTCTGAGTGCGGGTCATCTATTATTAGTACGTCAGCGCCCTTACCAGTCACTGCACCGCCAACACCGATCGCAAAATAGTCGCCACCGAAGTTTGTGTTCCACCGCCCCGCAGCTTTTGAGTCAGTTTGAAGCTCAATTGTGGGAAAAATACGCTTATAAGCCTCAGAATCGACCAAATTTCGCACTTTTCGGCCAAATCCAGTCGCCAATTCAGCTGTATGGGACGTTTGGATCACTTTTTTATGCGGAAATTTACCTAAAAACCAAGCTGGGAGCAGGTACGAGGCAAATTCTGACTTGGTATGGCGTGGTGGCATGTTAATGATCAGCCTTTTCACCGTCCCATTGGCAACTTCTTCAAACGCCTTGGCCATTCTTCGGTGGTGCGCCCCATTAATGAACGTCGGCCACACCGCCCCCACAAACTCCATGAAGTCGTCTTGTGCTTTTGCGCGAATCTTACGGGTCTTGAGTTCTTCTAGTATTTCTGTGACCGCTGACTGTTCATCAACTGGGAACCTTCTGACCAGTGCCTGCAACTGAACGGGGGTCATCTGCCTTACCCGTTCAATTACTTCAGGGTCTTCAAATATTTTGCGATGCTCAGTCATCCACACCCTCGTCGTCCAAGACAACTTCACCCAGTTCTGCATCCAGATCAATTACTTCAACTGCTGGTGCATCTGGTAAGGGGTCATAACTGGCTAACACATCTTTTGTGTCCACATCAATGATGTCACTCATGTATGCAGTGAGCTTTCTGGCCAACTCGTTCTCCAACTCTTCTGTTGTACGGTGAGTTATATTGACTTCGATCCGTTCAACAAAGGCCCCCACGTCCGACAATTTGCCCAACATGTCCAGTGCCTTGAGTTGTGTCTTTTCTTGGTTAGATGTACTTAGCTCCAACAGCTTAAGCTTTATATAAGAGCGCAGCTGCTGTGCGTTCCGTATCACATCGAAGTCGTATTCATCCAACAACGCCTTGAGCATCAAGGCACGTGCCGGTGTATTAACGTCTTTAGGATCCCCAGTAGGACTGTCTGTAAACACAGCCCTTACAGCTTTTTTGTCTGTGCTTGAAACTTGAAGGTTGGATGTATCCAGACCGTTGGCTTCTAAGAACTCTACTGTATTAAAGAGACGCTGCGCCCGTTCACGCAAATCGTGAATCTCCTCGCTTGTCATCTTAGATGGCGGGGGCACATTTAATTCTGGTGTAACAAGAATCGCGTCCAAATTTTTGCACCGAGGTTAACGGGAATGGGGCGACTGTACCATCAAATTTTAAAAAATACAAAATTTTTTTACGACTACCCTTTTGGGTCCCCTTACCGGGGGGTGTTTTTGTGTTGGTACTTATTAATAAGTACAGACGTTTTCGTATGGGGGTACCCCCCTCAAGATGTTGAGGTATGTTTGAACTACATCTAACATAGATGGGGGGTGTGTTTTTGTTTGTATATATGTATGGGTGATTTGAAAAATGGTGTTGTAACGAGCAATTCTCAGTACACATACTCGCCATGGAACCAATCCCTATATCTTGGGGGTGGGGGTATCGACTTTCGTACAGTACGAAAATGCTGTAAGGGTAGGGCTATCCCGTGCAAACTGGTATGGTTCAGGTACAGTTCAGTTGTCGGTTGCGGAGACGTTCGTTTCCCCCGATGCTCTTTGAAAGGAAACATCATGAGCGCACTTTCCCTGACATCCTTGGCGCAAGCCTGTGGCGCATCTGTTGGCAACATGAATAAAGCTTTGGCATCTGCTGAAGCTTTTAAGACTGAAGCCAATAACAACATCTTGGCTTTGCATAAAGCCAAGGCAAAGATTGGCACTTACAAAAAGGATGGTACTGGTTGCGGTTTGGCAACTGCCTTTGTCGATGGTTGCATGGCTTCAGGCTTGACTCAAAGCACGGCGCAGAAAACCTATTTGCCCACCTTTAAAAAGGCGGTCGAATCAGGCAAGCCAGTCACCGATTGGAACTTGCAACGTGCTAAGAAAGCAGGCGGCACGTCCAATGCCGCCAAAGGCAAAAAAGAGTTTGCAGATAAACTGGCAACTGTTTATCGTGACGCTGACTTCGAAGGCTTCATGGATGACTTGCAAACAAGTTATGAAAACGCTGAGTTTGATACCTTGCATGAAGGGATCAAATCTTACCTTGAAGCCTCTGGCATCAAACTGAAGTAATCTTCAGTCCCAAAACCCCTGACCGAAAGGTTGGGGGTTTTTTTTCGTCTCAAACTTTTGAAACCTGTAACCTTACCGCGTGCCGTACAAGATGTGGGCAGTATGCACATCGTGGGTCGCTCAACACCCACCAAACTTTCGTACAGTACGAAACCCCACGGAAACCTGTAACCTTACTGTGGGTCGTACTGCGTGTCACTAGATAGTGTTACAGATACTACTACTTATACCAGCTTGACTTTCGTACCGTACGAAACCTGTAACCTCTTTGTGGGACGTGCTGAAACTTAGAACTTTCGTACTGTACGAAACGTAACGGCAGTACGATGCCGTATTACTCGCTAATTATTCTGCAATATTCTCTGCATGAGAATAAAACAAACCTCAATGAAATCAAGCACTTGCAAAGGTTTTGACCCCTATTATTCTATTATTCTTTAAATAAATATATATACACCCCAAATTTATTTTGGTATTTATACATTCTTACGTGTATGCACACAGATGTTTTCTCGTGTTCTTGTTCACCTTTGCTTATTGTCTCGCTTAACCCCAAAAACCAAGAATATTAGAATAAAACAAAAAAAAGCATCAATAAACCCTTATGAATCAACGACTTACCTTTATTCTCCCCTCTAGAATATTGCAGAACTAATGTGCTGTTATACCCCCCATATCTAACTAGTAACAGCTTGACAAAGTAGCGTAAACCTAGTATAATTAAAGCTCATTTGGAACATTTCCCTATGACGCTTTCGTACAGTACGAAAGTCGGTGGTACACCACACGCTCTTTAAAAATCTGCTAGACCAGTTGCAACCTCTCTGGCTTTCGTACTGTACGAAAGTTGGGGTAACCGCAACGAACCAAACTGCCGCTTGCTTGATGCAAGAAGCCCACAGGTTGACAGGTGTATATGTATAGGATGGATTGCGAAGCCCACGATATGTACTCACCCATGACACCTTACATGGAGTGAATAGGCGTTCCGTAGTCAGTCGGAGTACATCGTGGTGTAGGTTAGTAGTGTGCTGTATCGCACCGAACACAACCGATAGCGATGTGCAAGCTAATGTAGATACTGCCTAAATGTGTGGGTTGCTCTGCGCTAATAACGCAACAGCCCTAACGTGGAGTATGTATGTGAGAGTGTTGTCTATATACACAACACGGGACTATCAATCTTGGGGAAACCCGAAGTATGTCCTATGACAATGCCGAACACATACCAACAACCACTAGGAAGCCAAGCCTTTCGTACTGTACGAACGGGAGATGTGGCAACGACAAACACTATCGCAGTTAGTAAAAAACCAAATGCTCAAGCCATGCGTACAAGTCACAACAGAACTACCAATTACGACAGCGGGTTATGTTGACTCTAACCCGTAAGAGACGATAGCGTGTAGCACACTTGGTTGTGTGCTATGCGGTGGCGTCATGACCACTATTCAATCAACCAACCGAAAGGACTCTCATGAACAAGCTCGAACGCAAGTTAATCAATAACAAACATCGTGACAAGATGTTGTGGTGTGGCTTTGTCAGCGATACAACTTCTGACCGACAGAATAATGTCAAGCTAGATTCGTACCGTACGAAAGCGTTGAAAGTAGCTAGACGTGACGAACAGAAGTTAATGAAGGGAGAATGGAAATGAAATACAAATCATTATTGGAAGCGCAGATGGGCGAGTTCCCTGACAGCATCGTGCTGAGTGATTACGAGATGTACAACGCACTTGCAGATGTTGTGCCTGAGTGGTTGCAAAACCACAAGTATGAGGACTGGGACTTGTATCGTGCTCGATACGAGATCAACGACTGGTATGCAGGCGGTTATTACGATGAATGGAAAGACGCAAGGATTGAACAAACCCGTGCGCAATGGGCGAGGAACGCCATGCTGTACAGATCGCAGTATCCGAAAGGGTTTTTCTATGCGTGTAGCAAACGCCCCGATGGTACGTACAGATACGTAGGTTTCCGATTCGGCAAGCAGGACAGCCAATACGCATCAGGTTTTTATGACATGACATACACACCACAGGAGGTAGAGGAATGACGAGAGAAGAAGCAATCGAAACGCTAAAGACATTAGGGAAAGACCTTGATGTAGAGGTAGCGCACAAGGAAGCGGATGTTGTCTTGTGCCAATTACTTTTCACACTTGGGTATGGTGATGTGGTGGATGAGTATCACCGCATTTATAAATGGTATGCGTAAAGCGGTTTCGTACCGTACGAAAGGGGAAACAAATGACTAAGCACATAGCAAACCGTGATGCTCGGGAGTATGTAAGAGAACACAAGGTGTTCAGAGGTTCGAACATCTTTAGTGAGTGGTACGAGCAAGGCATTGACGGGACACGGGACATTGTGAAACGGTATGTCGTGTATTCGTATCGCTACAACTTCCCATTGTTTATATACGAGCCATTGTCGGACACATGGTACGAGAACAGCACCAAGTACAGCCGTACAACAACTAAGCACAAGACACAGCTACACCCATGTGTACGTACCACATCGTTGTGCTTGGAGGATATGCAGGTAGTACAGCGTGAAGGTTCGGTGGGTTTGATTTCGTACAGTACGAAAGTAGTAGAGGAGATGCAAGATGTTCCATTCTGATTGGAGAGAGTGCCGTGAATGTGGTGATGACATACACATCGAACGGTGGGGTAATGGTTACCGATTGTGTTTGATGTGTGGTGAGCAAGCCGCACAAGTAGAGCGCAAGTCGTGGACTGTGGTGCAAGAGTATCAAAAGGGCGGATATATGTACGTTACAAAAGCGGCAATAAGTATCACGCTAAAACAAACAAACCAAAAGAACTTAAGGAGTGATATATGACTGATGCAGAAAAGATTGAACTGTTAGGTGAAGCGTTGAACAACCTCATGCAGTCAGCCGACAGTTACATAGAAGAGGGGTCAATGATTGAAACCTTGTCTCACGACATTGAGTGCGCAAGGGAGGTATTGAAACAGATACCCCCTAAATCTTGGAACTTAGGAGGTTAACAAATGAAAGTACGCAAGAACAAGCACAAGATATTGGCACGCATGGCAAACCCGCCATTCATGGGTGACAGCAACACGATGTGGTTTATTCGTGACGTCAAGCCATGCAAGACGTATATGAAGGGATGCCCTGACTGCGATGCAGTTATGTTCCGCAAAGAGTATGGGCGTTTCCCGTACACACAACAGGAATGGTTTGAGTATGAAACACGCAATGTTATTAAATGGGAGGATGAATGACGTACGGGTTATTGCAGGATGAGTGTGAAGGGTACGAGTGCCAACGATTGAGCAAATGGTTTGCTAGTCGCATTGACGCTCGGTGGGTAATACGTAACAACTTAAATGGAGGTAAGCATGATTGAGTTCACATTGATTGAGTTGGTGTTGTTGGGGTGGGCTGTACTGGTTACAGGTTTCTTGATTGACGCCAAGCGGGAAGTTCATGCCGCACGCAAATTTATTACGCACTTCATCGACAACGATGAGGATCGGGAGACGTTTGTGCGTGAGTGCAAGAAGGCACGGGCTGAAGTTGAATCACGTGCCAGTAAGTGATAGATTGACATAGCTATGTTGATCTGTTATAATATAGGTTGGTTAGGTAGTATTGTGTGTAAGGTGATGTGGTTTCGTACGGTACGAAAGCATATTGAAATGTAATGAAACATGAAAGGGAAATATCATGGAACAAGTAAACGTATCTAAGTTGTCAGGCTCTGCCCTGATCGTGAATCTGTCTATGTCCGTATGGACTGGGCGTAAGTTGGACAAGCGTGTCTCTGAAGAAGTTGACCAACAAAACAGCACCAAGACTCGGGCGGGCAACTACAACAAGAACCTATTAGCAGGTTCGGGTAAGTTGGAGGAGATCAACAAAGTTGCGAGTGCGATTCGTACATGGCACTACACGGTGACACAGCCATGGGGTGACAACGGTGATCGTGTGCTGAACATGGCATCGTTCATTGACTACAAGTCACGGCTGTCCGAGTACGAGACGCAGTTCGCAACATCTGTCAACAACTTTCTTAATGAGTACGACACGCTTGTTGCGGCGGCGGCTTTTCAACTTGGTGATCTATTCAATCGTGAGGACTATCCGCACCGTGATCAGATCGTGGGCAAGTTCGGCTTTCGATATGCGTTTACACCATTGCCTATGGCAGGTGACTTTCGTGTAGACATTGGTGAGGAAGGCTTGCGTGAGATGCAGGATCATTACGAAGGTGTGCTGTCATCACGGCTCAACGATGCAATGCGTGATGCGTGGGATAGGTTGCATGGTGTGTTGACTGCCATGTCAGAGCGACTTGGTGATACCGAAGATGGCAAGCGCAAAATCTTTCGTGACTCGCTTGTAGATAACGCTGTTGAGTTGTGTCAGTTGCTCAAGCACTTCAACATCGGTGGTGATCTGAAGTTGGAAGCCATGCGTATGGAGTTGGAGGACACCATGCGTCATGTAGATGCACAGTCATTGCGTGAATCAGATATGTTGCGTGAGCAAACCAAGAACAAGGTCGATGCGTTGCTCGACAAGTTCTCTCTGTAAGTTATGGGTGGGCGGTTTCGTACTGTACGAAACTTGCCCTTGTGTGTTAGTTGTTTTATTGTGTAAGTTGTTTTTTAATTCTTTGAAAGGAATCAACCATGTCTATGTATAAATCTTTGTCCCTGTCACAAACTGCTGACTTGATTGCGGCTGTTGGTGATGTGCGTACCGTCTTAGCGCAAGGTGAGATGGGTATTGGTAAGTCATCTATCCTGAAGATGCTACGCAACAAGCCTGAGTTGAAGGATCATTTCTTTTGCTACGTTGACATCACTACCAAAGATGTTGGTGACTTCATGGTTCCCAAGATCAAGGACATTGATGGTGTTGAGGTGTGCCGCTTTGTGCCTAATGAGGAATTCGGTTTGCACTTCAAGGGTAAGAAGGTTGTGATGATGCTCGATGAGATCGGCAAAGCCAAGGGCGGTGTACTCAATGCCTGCCTGCGTCTTATGCAAGAGCGTTCATTGGGTATATGGGACTTGGATGGTATTGTGTTTGCGACTACCAACTTATCGATAGAAGGTATCGGTGATAACGTACCGCCCCATGCTCGTAACCGTGTGATTCAGGTTCGTGTTGGCAAGCCTAATGCTGAAGAAGTTATGCAGTACGGCATCAACAATGGCTTTCACCCTGTGGTCATTGCGACTGTGCAAGAGTTCCCTGAGATGTTGGCATCGTTCGAGGACTACGAAGATCCACGTCAGAACACATACATCAATGATCCCCGTGATGTGCGTATGGCGTTCGTTACACCAAGATCTTTAGAGACAGCATCGGATGTTATCAAGCGCACCATGATCTTGGGTGACGATGTGATGTGTCATGCCCTGAAGGGTACAGTAGGTGAGAAGGCAATGCACAACTTGTTGACCATGATTAAGTTGGATACGCAGTTGACTAACTGGGATGACCTTATCAAGTCTCCAACTACTGCGACTGTACCTACATCTGCCCCTGCGGGTTGTATGTTGATTGCCAAAGCGGTACAGCGCATTGAGAAGTCCACGATGGATGCTTGGATGCAGTTCTTACCTCGTATGTCTAAGGAAGCACAAGGCTTGTTCGCTCGTAGCGTCATGTCCGATATGTGTCCCAAGCGTACGATTGCGGCAACGAATCCTAGATTCGCTAAGTGGGCGGCTGACAACAATTACTTGTTTGCTCGTAAGTAATAGTAGTAAATCGTGGGGACCCCTTTCGTACAGTACGAAAGCCCCCCAACATCTTTAACCATGAAAGGAAATCATTATGTTTATAACAGCAACACAATCTCTAACTGCGCTTAAGCGCATTGAGCGTGCTCATGTGGAGTTAATGGCACACAAGGCAACGATGGAGTATGCAGGCGTCATTATGGTAGGCAAGTACCGTGTAGATGAGACTGTGCCAACAGCTTGCACCAACGGCATCGACTGTATCTATGGCAAAGAGTTTGTTGAAGCTCTGCCCGATGCTGAGTTGCGTGGCGTTATCTTGCATGAGAATCTACACAAGTTGTTTCAGCATACGTTCTTGTGGAAGCATCTGTATGAGGAACACGCTAAGTGTGCGAACATGGCTTGTGACTATGTGATCAACCTCATCATCAAGGACATTGAGAAGGCAACGAATGGGTTTGTTGTATTACCTAAGATGGGCTTACTCAGCGAGAAGTTCCGTGGCATGGACTCACAGGAAGTATTCAACATCCTCAAGCAAGGCGGTGGGGGTGGTGGCGGTGAAGATGGTGATGAGGGTGCAGGTGGCTTTGACTCACACGATTGGGACACAGGCGACATGACACAGCAAGAGATTGAGGATCACATCAAAGAGGTGAACCAAGCAATCCGTCAAGGTCAAATCCATGCAGGCAAGATGGGTGGTAACTTGTCCCGTGAGATCGGTGCGTTGCTCGAACCCAAGGTTGACTGGCGTGAACAGTTGCGTGACTTCATCTCATCATTGGCTGTGGGTAAGGATATATCCACATGGCAACGTGTTAATCGTAGATGGTTACAGCACGATATGTATATGCCCTCTACTGTGTCCGAGAGCATGGGGCGTATCGTAATTGGTGTCGATATGTCAGGCTCTATTGGTGATACAGAGGTGAACAAGTTTCTGACTGAGGTGCAGGCTATCTGTGCCAACGTCTCACCTGAACTTGTTGATCTGTTGTACTGGGACACAGAGGTTGCAGGTCATGAAGTATATGACCGTGATCACCAAGATAAATTGGTGTCATCAACTAAGCCTGCGGGTGGCGGTGGTACTGATCCTGCGTGTATCCCCGTGTACATCAAGGAACGTGGCATCAAGCCCGAGTGTGTTGTCGTGTTGACCGATGGTTATGTCGGTAGTTGGGGCAAGTGGGAACATCCCGTCTTGTGGTGTGTTGTCGGTGGGTACAAGCCCACACCTACTACTGGTGCAGTCATCTACGTTGACTAAGTTACAGGTATCTCTGAGGGCGGTTTCGTACAGTACGAAACTTCCCATTCATTATTTTTTGAAAGGAACATCATGAAAAAATTACCGGAACCTTCTAGTGTTTACGATAGGCTTGGTTATCGTGGGTACAACATCTGCATGGTTGATTACGAGACAACCAAAAAGAAGTATGAGAGCGTCAAGCCATTGATTGGTCAGCGTGTAAAGCATGGCATGACAGATCATCGTCCATTGACTGATCGTCATCGTACGTTCGAGATATGGCGTAAAGAGGGTGACAAGTACGGCATGGCGTTTTGCTCGGTCTATGCAAATCATTCACGAGATCAAGCGACAGGCAAAGTTACTGTGACAGGGTACGCTGAAGATTACTATCCAGTATTGATGGTTTGCCCCGATGGGCGTTTTGAGTTCACACCTAAATGGATGCACACATACACTACATGGGGTATGTTAGGCGCGTTGTTTCCAAGAGGGCTTAGTTACGTTAAGTTTGGTTCTAAACAATATGTGTGTGCAGATCAACCCGATGGCTCGAAGAACTACTATTACCAAGATGGGCAGAGAATGACTTTCGTACCGTACGAACGTGAGGGTAAAACATTCTACGAAGTTATTGGTGGCATACCCGAACACAAGTTGTTGATTGATCGTGAGAAAGTTAAGAAGGTGTACCAAGAACTTGAGCCGTTCTTAAATTACTACGAGATCATGAGTCCGTTTGTAACACCCGAGAATGAGAACAGAGATTGGCGATTTAAGCACAGCATGGATGAACTTTTAGACAAAGCCGATTGGTTGGTGCGTAACGAAGGCGAAGAGTTTGGTGAGAAGTGGATGCACGCAGTTGAGGCGATGTTTGTTATACATACTAGGTGGAAGCATACTTGGTCAGGTAGTAATCATGTGTCAGAACCTACATACCCTGACCGTGAGCATCTTGAGAGTAGGTTGCGTGGTGAGTATCTATATCGACTAACAAAACCATACAAACAAGTGGCAGTGGATGTAGGCGTACCGTTTTATTCAAATGGAAGGAGAGTCAAATGAGTTGGAATAACTGGACATGGATTGATAAGGTAGAGCGAGTAGTATTTTTACTCGGTCTAGTTGTTGTGTTGTTAGATTTATTTTATTGGAGGGCTTAATCATGATTAGCAAAGACGATTACAAAGGTACATACGAGTACGACCGTTTGGTGTCGCTCATTGATACTGCCAAGCAAAACAACCACGGGTTTTGGCTTGGTGATATTCCCGTGACAGGCACACTCTTGAAGTTCTATAACGAGATCAAGTACAAACGATCCGACATGATTGTGCATACTGATTACCGCCCCGCACGGTACAACGGCTTGGAGTACTTTGTATTTGCAGACTTAGCGGTTGCGTATAGGGACTGCCCAACTGTGCGTGTTGGTAAGATTGGTCTTGAGTTAAATGACAAGAAAGAAATGATGTATGTTGTGGAGTCCGACCGCATCATGAATGAGAAGTACGCATCGTACAGCGAGGGGTATCGCATCAAGACAACCAAGAAGTTTGCCAATGGTGTGAAGAACGCACTTCAGTATCTCAAGCCTAAATCATTTACTGAAGTAGTAGCATCGACAGGCGTTGATCTAGAGCGTGCGATAGCCAACATGAAAGAACCTGCACAGAACAAGTTGTATGAAGCGTCCCGTATGCAGAGGGACGACATACTTAAAGAGTTGCATTTCATGGTGCAAGCAGGCTATACCCCCGCCACAGAATCATTTAGGAAAAGCCTACACATCTTGAGAGAGCAAGGTGCAGAGTTACAAGCTATGGATAACTACAAACCACGCAAGTGTTTTGTGTGGGCTAAGACCGATAAGGTTGAGTATCGCTACGAGGGAGACACTGAGCCTACCGTAGTGTTCAACCTACAAGATGTTCCTGAGAGTATCAGGGATAAGATTGCGGTGTTGCAGATCAACGAAGGTAGTAAGACTGCACTCATGGATGTTGGCTACAAGATCGACAATGATAAGTACTGGGTGTTCGTATGAACTACAAAGAAGCTAAGGATGTTTGGATGGAAGTAATGATCAACATGATAGAAACAAAAGGTGATAGTTATAGGGTTTCTATCAATGACGATGGTACATTTGATGTAGTAGACTTTACAATGCCAAGTGTTAATGACAATAAGATAAGAAAAAATATCCCGCAAGAGGATGTTGAACGATGGATCATGGAGGCGGTGTCTATCTTGCGGATAGCACCCGAGGGAAACTTAATTAAGGGCGTTGGATTCAAAGTCCACGACCGTTTGTATTACATAGAAGAAGGAGATCAACATGAGCGCACAGCCTAAATATACGTACCCTGCTATACCACTACCCCCCGTGCCTTTCTCTAAGCGCACAGAGCCAACCATTCCTGCCAATGATCCACGATATGTGTGGACAACTGGTGCAGATGTGCAAGCCACATGGAAACGGTTTGGGTGGACACCAATAAGCGAGAGAGTAAATGAAAGCAGTACTTGAATTTGCCTACCCCGAGGACGAGGATAAGTTACAGCACGCAATGAAGGGTGGTGAATACTATGACGCTTTGCGTGAGATCGAAAGCATATTGCAGATGCCATACACCAAGGCAGATGCGTATGGAAAGATCAAGAAAATTATCAACGACATAATGCGGGAAGCAAACAACCAATGAGCATCTACATCAGCATCGCATCCTACCGAGATGAGATGCTTAAACACACCGTACTGCAAGCATTGAATAAGGCGAAAGACCCAAATGGTTTGTCGTTTGGTGTTGTAGAACAAGCGTATGAAAACGAGCGACTCAAGGTGAGCGATGCACTGAGCAAGAAGATTCAGTATGTTGGTATTGATCCAAGAGAATCTCGAGGTGCGTGTTGGGCAAGGTCATTATGTATGGCGATGTACAACGATGAGGATTGGTTCTTTCAGATCGATGCTCATTCAGTATTCGACCAAGATTGGGATGAGAAGTTAATCAATGCCGCTACCGAGTGTGCAAAGATAAACCCCAAGTGCATAGTGTCTAGTTACCCTGCATCGTTTGAACGCAAGGAGGGAAAGATTGTGAGGCGTATGTGCAGGGAGGTGTTGGTACATATTGTTTCATCCAAAGCACAACAGTTCGAACCTAAACATTCGAAGCTGAAGTTTGTAGCAACGAGAGTTAAGCGTGATACACCGATTCGTGGGATACACCTTGCGGGTGGTTGCCTTTTTACACAGGGTAAGTTTGTGTACGATGTGCCATACGACCCGTATATGTATTTCAATGGAGAGGAACAAGCCATGGCGTTAAGAGCATTTACGCATGGCTACGACATATTTCATGTGCCACACCTTCCTATGCACCATTTGTATGGGGAGCGTCCGAGGCACTGGGATAAAGATATTACCCAAGAACGAGTTGTACATTGGGGTGAATTACAAAAGCGTACAACAAGGCGGCTTGAAGATTTGGTTAACGGTAAAGATATGGGAGTGTATGGGTTAGGCAGAGTACGCACCATGCAAGAGTACATTGAATTTTCAGGCATAGATTATTTAAACAAAAAGCTAAGTGGTAGAGCATTGCGAACCGCTTGGGAAGAGGAGAAAAAGAATGACACCACCGTTCCCCCCGTTTCCGAACCCGAAAGACAAGGGTACGAAGCAACCGAAGTTCAACCCTGATAACCATGAGGATGCACCAAGATGAAAAGATCACACACACCCGAAGATGTTGAGAAGATTCAAAGTGGTTGGCGTAAACGACAAATACAAATGCAGATAACTATGGAGGATGATGACATTCAAGAATACGTGCGCCCTTGCCCAAGCTGTGAGTACAACAAACAACGAGCGCAACTTTGGCGTGACGAAGCCTACAAACACGCAGGGCATCCATTGCCTGAACGTAAGTGGGTAGGGCTGACGGATGATGCGGAAATATTTGCCATCAGTAATACGATGCCATACGCAAACAGGTTTGAATTTGCCCGAGCCATTGAAGCCAAACTCAAGGAGAAGAACACATGACGCTAATGGACAAAGGTTGTTGGGAACGTGGTTGCGCACACTACGATTACCGTGACAAAGAACATACCGTAAAGGTTGGGTTGGTAGATGAGATACGCAACGCCACGATAGAAGAAGTTGCCAAGGAGTTTGATGCCATGAAATACTTTGGTGATACTGCTATGAGTTTTGCCGCTTATGTAAGAGGTATGAAGCGATGAAGTATGACTTTATTGAAATAGGTACATCTGATTTTGATACTGTGATTCAAAAATGTATGGACGATTCAATAGGGCTGTCAGTCGATCCAATACTTTATTACCTTAACAGGTTGCCATGTAAACCCCATGTGCATAAAGTACTATCCGCAATATCAGATCACGATGGTGTGGCAGAAGTATTTTATTTATCAGAAGAGGTCATAAGCAAACATGGCTTACCTTGGTGGGTACGTGGTTGTAACAGTATCAGTTCGTATCACCCCACAGTTGTAAAAGTTTTAACAAAAAGAAACATTGATCCAGTTGATGTGTTCACATCTAAACAAATCCCAATGTATTCTGTTGAGACATTGTTTGGTATGTATCAAGTAGATGACTGCGCTTTGTTAAAGGTAGATACTGAAGGGCATGACTGCGTGATTCTGTCCAGTTATTTGGAAGTACTCAAGAAAGAAAAAAGCAGACCGGCAAAGATAATTAAATTTGAATCGAATTCTTTGACCTCTCCCAAAGAAGTGGTAGACACCATATTGAAGTACAAAGAATTGGGCTACACGACAGTAGCTACCGGAGACAACACAACTCTTATGAAAATTTGAAAGGAAACTAATGCCAAGACCTAAACCACCAATGCCACTAATAGGACGCCAAGTGCGGATGTCAGATTTAGATTGGTTGATATTTCAAGACATGGGCGGTGCTGATTGGTTACGCAAACACTTGAAAGCCAAGGCAAGGTTACCCTTGAAATATTACGAAGCACAACTGAAAGGAGTAGAGAATGACACCCGAGAAAAAAGTAAAGACCAAAGTAGTAGCCTTGCTTAAAGATGCAGGGGCGTATTGCTTCTACCCAATAGCAGGGGGGTATGGATCAGCAGGTATACCCGACATTGTTGCCTGCTACATGGGAAGATTTATTGCTATCGAATGTAAAGCAGGCAAGGGCAAGACCACTGCACTGCAAGACAGAAACATAGCGCAGATCAAAGATGCCGGTGGCTTTGCCATTGTCGTCAATGAGGAGAACCTGATAGAAGTTCAGGAAATTTTAGATCACATCACACAAGAATGGAGGGATCAAAGTGGGATCAATAGCTGACGAAATGAAGAAAGTTCTACAAATGTGGGACGAGGAAGATCAATCACAACAGGAGGAAATTAAAGTGGTAAACACAACTAAAGACGAGAAGAAACAAAGCTCTATAACAAATCGTATATTGGCGGTTATTGAGCAGAACCCGGGAATCACTAGCATTGGATTACGTAACAAGTTGTCGGTGTTACATCCCGATGTACCGTTGAGTTTTACATCATCAATGCTCAAGCAGTTTTCGGATAGGTTTTATGTTACCCGTTCGCAATCAACAGAACGTATTGATGGGCGTTACGTCTATGCGTACACGGTGATTCCTGAAGCAGACCGTAAAACATTACAGGCAAAAGCTAAAGAGGAACGTAGTAAGGCGGTAGCCCGTGCCGCCCATGCCCGTGCTGTGAAGGAGCAGAAGAAGGCAATGAAAGAAATGCCTAAGAGTTTCGTACAGTACGAAAACCATTCCATCTCAGACTTGGTAGAGAAGTTCAAGGCTAACAGTACAAAGGTCGAGCAACCTACTGAATGGAGCGTGGATGATGTGCTTGATAGCCTGACGGTCAAGCAAGCCCGTGCGTTACACATCGCACTTAAAGAAATGTTTGGAGGTTAATATGAGTAAGATCAAGAATGTATTACACACAAGATTAGAAAACGTAGCACGGGATGCACCGCCAATATTTGGTGAGGTGCTTGCCGATGGGCAGATGCGTGGACACTATGGTGTTGAGACCATACCGCAGGGTAAAGCCATCGTGTTTGGTGACTATCTAATATGGGACACAACCGATGGGATGTTTGGCATTGGTTACCGTGAGACGGGTGAGATGGGTATCTTTAATAAGAAAGACTTTGAAGCCCACATCCAAGCGTTCTACGGGTTGAACTTCTGATGGATGTTATCACCATAGACTTTGAGACGTACTACGACAAAGAGTTTTCATTATCAAAGATCACCACAGAGGAGTACGTGCGTGATCCAAGGTTTGAGATCATTGGCGTAGGCGTCAAGGTCAACGATGAAAAGACACGATTCTTTTCTGGCGAGCATGAACTGTTACGTCAACAGTTGTTGCGGTATGACTGGGACAACAGCATGGTTGTTGCCCACAATGCCATGTTCGATATGTCTATATTGAATTGGGTTCTTGGTATTAAACCCAAAGCTATTGCAGATACATTGAGCATGGCACGTGCCGTACACGGTACTGAGGTCGGTAACAGTTTGGCTAAGTTGGTCAAGTACTACAACTTGGGTGAGAAAGGAGATGAGGTCATCAATGCGCTAGGCATTAGACGTACTGACTTTCCTATCCACCAAATGAAAATGTATGCAAGGTACTGCGTCAATGACGTTGACCTGACGTACGATTTGTTCCTGACGTTGCTCCCGATGTTTCAGAAGGTCGAGTTGAAACTGATTGATCTGACCGTGCGTATGTTTACAGAGCCGGTCCTGCGCTTGGATGTACCCGTCTTGGAGCAACATCTTGTACACGTCAAGAAACGTAAGCAGGACCTAATCAACGATACAACGACTGACTTGGACAACCTCATGTCCAATCAGAAGTTTGCCAAGTTACTAGGAGAACTTGGGGTTGAGCCGCCCATGAAGATTAGTTTGACCACGGGCAGGGAGACGTTGGCACTGGCTAAGTCTGATGAAGGGTTCAAGGCTTTGGCTGAACATCCTGATGAGAGGGTGCAGTTACTTGTTGCCGCACGGTTGGGTAACAAGACTACGCTTGAGGAGACTCGTACCGAACGCCTGCTTGGGATTGCCTCCCGAGGACTGATACCTGTACCTCTGTCTTACTATGCCGCCCACACGGGACGGTGGGGTGGGGCTGACAAGTTGAACTTTCAAAACCTTCCCTCACGGGGCGATAACGCAGGCAAGATCAAGCGGTCTATCCTTGCACCCGAGGGTCATGTAATTATTGACTGTGACTCAGCGCAGATTGAAGCCCGTGTGTTGGCTTGGTTTGCAGGGCAGACAGACTTAGTGGAGGCTTTCAGAGATGGCAAGGATGTATACAAAATCATGGCGTCTGCTATATACAACAAGGATGTCGAAGAAATCAATAAGGGCGAAAGGTTTGTTGGAAAAACAACCATTTTGGGTGCGGGGTACGGCATGGGAGCGCCTAAATTTAAAGCGCAACTCAAGACGTTTGGAGTGGACATTGAAGATGACGCATCCAAGCGGGTCATAGACGTGTACCGTGAGACGTACCCGTGGATACCCTCGTTGTGGCAAAGTGGGAACAAGGCAATTGAGGCGCTGTCCAAGGGGCGTACTGCCACATGGGGTAATGGGGCTGTGACCATAGGCAAGGACGGGGTTCTCATGCCCAACGGGATGTACCAAAGATACCCTAACTTGAAAAAATTTAAAGACAAAGATGGTAAAGAGCAGTATATTTATGATTCACGCAGAGGCTCAGTAAAGCTGTACGGGGGCAAGTTGACAGAGAACATTTGTCAGGGCTTGGCACGTTGCATAATTGGTGAGCAGATGCTAAAGATTGCGAAGAGATACCGTGTTGTACTCACTGTACACGATGCTGTGGCGTGCGTAGCTCCAATAGAGCAAGCCGTCGAAGCTGTTGCATATGTTGAAGAATGTATGCGGTTCGTGCCACAGTGGGCTGAAGGTGTCCCACTAAATTGTGAATCAGGGTTCGGAGCCTCATACGGAGATTGTTAATGGTCAAAGTGCCTGCATGGAGTTACTCAAGTCTTTCGCTGTTCGATCAGTGTCCTAAGAAGTATTACCACTTGCGTGTGGTGAAAGATATTAAGGAGCCTGAGAGCGAAGCAATGATGTACGGGACTGACGTACACCTTGCGGCTGAAAAATATATCAAAGACGGTACACCGATCCCTGCCAAGTATTCGTACATGGAGTCGATGTTGCAGAAGTTAGCCAACATGAAAGGTGAGAAGTTATGTGAACACAAGATGGGCATCAAGAAGGTGGATGGACGCCTTGCCCCTTGTGGATTCTTTGATAAAGAAGTTTGGTATCGTGGTGTAGCAGACTTGGTTATCTTAGACACCGAGAAGAAAGACGCACGAATCATTGACTACAAGACGGGCAAGAGCAGTAGGTACGCTGACCCAAAACAGTTAGCCCTCATGTCTGCCTGCGTGTTCCTACACTTTCCCGAGATAGAACGTGTTAAGGCTGGCTTGTTGTTTGTCGTGTGTAAAGATTTTGTACGGTCTGAGTACCAAGCATCAACTGGTTTAGAAGTGTTTTCAGAGTTAGATGGTTCGTTAGTATCGAGAGAGACTGCGTATGAAACTGGGGTGTTTAATCCCAAACAAAACTTCACTTGCAAAGCGTGGTGTCCTGTGCTAGATTGTTCACACAATGGAAGGAACGGATAAATGCCGTACAAAAACAAAACGGATCGTGACGCTAAACACGAATGGGATTTAGAGAAAAAACGTTCAGGTGCGCATGAAGCCCGTATGGAGCGACAGCGTGCTAGACGAGCATTAGATAAGAAGGGCGTTGACCGCACGGGTAAAGATGTTGCCCACGTCAAAGCCTTATCAAAGGGTGGCAGTAATGCAGACGGTTATAAGTTGCAAGCCCCCTCAAAGAATCGTTCTTTCAGGCGCAAGTCTGATAAGTCGATGGCGTAAGTTGGAGATTGATTGTATTTGAATTACGTGAGTCAAGCGAAGTAAGGTGTGAGTGATAGCAAGACCGAGGACTAACATCCTGTTTCATGGAATAACCGCACCAGTCAGTACGACATTCCTTTCAGTTGGGAACTGACTGACACCTCGGAAAGACGGGGATTTTCCTTCAAACACCGTGTTTGAAGTGCAACGCTATTGGAGATGGCATGGAGATCATAGATAACAGAGCAGTATTGCTCAAGGTACGCAATCCGGATCGCATCACAACTGTGATCCCAAAGAGTAAGGTAATACAAACATTTGATGGACATTCAGATGTGTTAGTTAACTGGGGGTTAGAGGAAGCCATAGTTCTGAAGAACTTACGCATACCAATACCTTCACCGATAAACGCATCATACAAGTGGCCCGGGCTATTTAAACCGTTCGATCACCAACGAGAAACTTCCTCGTTCTTGACGTTACACAGACGCGCATTTTGTTTTAATGAACAAGGCACTGGTAAAACTGCTTCAGTGATATGGGCGGCTGATTACCTGATGACACTCAATCGCATAAAACGTGTGCTTGTGATATGCCCACTATCGATTATGGATTCCGCTTGGCGTAATGACTTGTTCAAATTCGCTATGCACCGCAAGGTGGATGTTGCGTATGGCAAGCCTGAGAAGCGTAAAGAAATAATTAAAGGTGAGGCTGAATTTATTATTGTGAATTACGATGGTGTAGAGATCATTGCGGACACCATTGCACAGGGTGGCTTTGATCTAATCGTCATTGACGAGGCTAACGCATATAAAAATCCACAGACAAGACGTTGGAAGGTGTTGAGCAAACTAGTCACGCCCGATACATGGCTGTGGATGTTAACTGGCACGCCTGCATCACAGTCACCAACAGACGCATACGGCATCGCCAAACTTGTAAACCCTGATGGAGTCCCTAGATTCTTTGGAGGCTTTAGAGATCAGGTTATGAATAAGGTCACTCAGTTTAAGTGGGTTCCAAAACCTGATGCAGACAACGTGGTGTATAAGGCGTTGCAACCCGCAATACGATTTACAAAAGAAGAATGTCTTGACTTGCCTGAGATGACTTATGTCACACGAGATGTACCGCTTACGGCACAGCAAACGAAATACTACGAACTGCTACGCAAGCAATTGATAGTGCAAGCGGCAGGTGAGGAGATAACAACAGTAAATGCTGCGGCTAATTTGAATAAGCTACTACAACTATCAGGTGGTGCTGTGTATTCAGATACAGGCGAGGTGATTCACTTTGATGCAAGCAATCGTTTAGCCATACTACGAGAAGTTATAGAGGAATCAAGTCACAAGGTTCTGGTGTTCGTACCCTATCGTCATGCTATTGAAGTTGTAGCTGACGATTTAAAGAAACATGGGTATCCTACTACTGTAATTCATGGTGGGGTATCTGCATCAAAGCGTTCTGAAATATTTGAACGCTTCCAAACAAAGAATGACTTGCAAGTGTTGGTCATCCAACCGCAAGCCGCATCACACGGTGTCACACTCCATGCCGCAAACACAATTGTGTATTGGAGTCCAGTGATGTCCGTGGAAACGTATTTGCAATGCAACGCACGGGTACACAGAGCAGGGCAAAAGAACCCTACGACCGTCGTGCATCTGCAAGGTAGTGGAGTCGAGAGACGTATGTACACCATGCTCAACAGCAAGGTTGATATACATCACAAAATTATTCAGTTATACGGGGAACTACTGAGATAATAACTCTTGACATTGTAAAATTTAGGTGTAATATCAAAACATAAATAGAAGGAGAGGAACATGACCGAAACCATTTCGGCTGATAGACTTGTCACCGCATACATAAAAATGCGGGACAAACGTGCTGAACTTCTGCGAGAGTACGAAGAGCAGGACGGGACTATAAAAGAACAGATGGAAACAGTGGAAGGCAGATTGCTTGACCTCTGTAAATCCGTTGGTGCTGATAGTCTTAAAACCCAACACGGTACGGTAATACGTGGTGTCAAAACCCGTTACTGGACAAGTGATTGGCAAGCCATGCACAACTTCATCATGGAACACAAGATGCCTGAACTTTTAGAGAAGCGCATCAGTCAGACCACGATGAGACAGTTGCTTGACGAAAACCCCGACATGATGCCAATTGGCATGAATGTCGATTCTAAATATTCTGTAACCATCAGGAGGACTTCAAATGGAAGTTGAAACTCTGACCGTTGAAGAGGTAGCAAAATACTTGCGTGTCTCTCGACAGACGGTCTATGCGCTAATCCGTGCGGGAAAGATTCCGCATTTCAAAGTAGGCACAAAGGTACGAGTCAAACGCTCAGACCTTGAAGCCATGACAAATACATCAGGAGACACTAAATGAGTAGTGCTATTGATCACCACTATTTTGGGTGTGAAGTTACAAACGTAACCTACGACCTAATAAAGAATGTGGGTCACGTTCACATGCCTGCTGGCAATTGCACTGACATGACAAGGACTATCAAGTTCTTTGTAGAACAAGTCCCATCAATCGGACACATCATTACATGGTGTGACGGTAATCTCGATACACAGTACGTGGATCACAATGGCGAATGGATCGCTCTTTAACTCAGGAGAAACTAAATGACAGCAATGACTCTATTTTCAAAAGGTGGTAACAATTTACCCGCACACTTACGCAATCTAGAATTGGATGCAACTACAAAAGCCCTCATGGGTTCTAGTGGTAGCGGCTCAACTGGTAAGCGCATCTCAATCCGTGGCAATGTATTCCGTATGCTTGTTGACGGTAAAGAGATTGCACAGAACGAAGATCGTTCAATGAACATTGTGATCGTTGCGGCTAACCCCCACGTTTCACGTAGCTACTATGAAGGTACTTATGAAGAAGGCAAAAATGTTGCCCCCACATGTTGGTCAAACGATGGTGTCACCCCTGATACTAAAGTTGATGAACCACAAGCATCGAAGTGCGCTAACTGCCCACAAAACATTGCAGGTTCAGGACAGGGCAATGGTCGTGCTTGCCGTTACAGCCAACGATTGGCAGTTACCCTTGAGAACGATCTCCAAGGAGATGTGTATCAACTGACGCTTCCTGCGCAGTCAATCTTTGGTAACGCTGAGAATGGCAAGATGCCTTTGCAGGCTTATGCTAAGTTCTTGGGCGGTCATGGTCTGCCAGTTACAGCAGTCGTGACAGAGATGCGCTTTGATACTGCAAGTGCAACACCCAAGCTGACGTTCAAAGCCGTGCGTCCTTTGGAAGAAGAGGAGATGACAACTTGTCAGGAGAAGGGTCAGTCCGCAGATGCCAAAGCCGCTACTGCTTCTACTGTTGCACAGACAGATGGTGTGAAATCCAAAGCCATTGAAGCCCCTGCGCCAAAAGCCGCACCAAAGGTTGAGGCTGAAGTAGCCCCTGAAGTCGAGCCAACAAAGCGTGTTAAGAAAGCCGCACCAAAAGATGTGGATGCAATCTTAGATGATTGGGCTGAGTAATGTCTAGACGTAACACTTCTGACTCTGCACCACGTGAATTCCAAACTGCTTTGAAGTTTGGTGAAGTGGTTTATGTACCGCACTTTCGTAACGGTAGTGTGTTTGTAGGACCGGGGTATCCCCGTGTTACTAAGCAACGCTTCAGTGAAGAAGAACTAATTCGTTTGGGTGCTACAAGGGTGCAAACCCTTTTGTGGAATCGTGGCACTTACGGACTTGTGAGTGATATAAATTTATAAATATCGGGGGGAAAGCCGTGCAATTTTTGCTTGCGGACGAGCGGTTAGTACCCCCACCTTCACTATGAACAACACAGGCTATTCACGAAAGTTTATACAAGCAAACAAGGCGGCAGACCAAAAACATATTGGTGTGCAACTTGGACGCATATGTATTGACCGAGACATTCCGGTGCAAGATGTAGCTGAATATATTGGTGTATCAAGGCAAGCGGCATATATGTGGTTCTTGGGCAGATCATTGCCCCACCCCAAGATGCGAGAAACGATTGCCGAAGTCATCAAGACACTCAGAGCCAAAAGCAACCAATCAACAATTTGACTTTTAACCTATCGCCAGTAGGTTATCGGTATTTTTTAAGAGCGAACAATGACCTCAAGGATTCCCTTTCTCTCATCGGTGCTTGCCCCTGATGGCATGTACTGTGTGGTGGGGTTGAAGAAGGGTGCGCCTAGACAGACTTTTGTAGAGACATTAGAAGAGATTGACGGTGTAGTAGAAGGACTAATTGCACAAGGATACGATGCGTACTTTGGATGTGCAAAATATCTGAACGTTTCAGAAGGACGTACAGCGCAGAACGCAAAATGGTTCAAAGCCTTTTGGCTTGACCTTGATTGCGGTGATAACAAGCCCTATGAAACACAAGCACAAGCAATAGATGCACTCAAACAGTTTGTACAGACAACCGGACTCCCAAGACCAACACTTATAAACTCAGGGCGTGGCGTTCACGCATACTGGGCATTAACAGAAACAATTTTCTACAACGATTGGAAGCCAACTGCTGAAGCGTTTAAGAAGTTCTGTGCTTCCTACAACTTGTATGCAGATCCCGCTGTTACAGCCGATGCAGCTCGCATCCTACGAGTACCGGAAACATTAAACTTCAAGGACTCACCACCCAAACCCGTAAATGTTTTGGTGAGTTCACAACCCATAGAGTTCAGCAGATTCCAAGCTATCGTTGGTATCACAGTGGACGATGGGGATGCTGATCTACCGTTTGCTACCCCTGTACGTAAACAACCAATGGATGCAACGACCCGTGCTTTGATGGGTAACAGCGTGTCACGGTTTGGAACGATCATGCGTAAGAGCGCACAAGGTAAAGGTTGCGCACAACTTGTTTCAGTGTATCGAAACCAAGAGGCTACTGAAGAGCCGTTGTGGAGAGCAGGGCTGTCGATTGCTGTAAATTGTGAAGATGGTGAGTTGGCTATCCACAAGATTTCGCATGGTCACCCTGAGTACGACCCAAAAGAAACACGGGACAAAGCAAACCTATTACTTACAAAGCCATACAAGTGTTCTACTTTTGCAGGGCTAAATCCTGATGGATGCGTTGACTGTCCCAACAAAGGCAAGATCACATCGCCCATTCAGATTGGTTCGCAGATTGCAGAGGCTACCGCAGAGGACAACATTGTAGTAATGCGCAATGCTACGTTGGAAGAAGAAATTACAGTTGAGATTCCGGAGTACCCATTTCCGTATTTTCGTGGAAAGAATGGTGGCGTGTACAAGCGTGGAATCCAGTCTGATAAAGCCAAGAAGAAGGACGAGGACGATGAAGAAGAACGAGATACGTTGATTTATGAATACGACTTGTATGTAGTCAAACGACTTACTGACCCTGATACGGGTGAATCTTTATGGATGCGGTTACACATGCCTAAAGATGGAATCCGTGAATTTTCCTGCCCGTTGGCGAGTGTGCTGTCAAAGGACAAGTTCCGTGAAGTACTGGCTTATCAAGGGGTTACCGCATATAACAAAAGATTGGATGGACTTATGGCATATATCACCCGATGGGTAAATGAATTACAGCAACTATCAGAAGCAGAAAAGGCACGTCAACAATTTGGTTGGTGTGATAACGATGAAACGTTTGTCGTAGGCAACCGTGAGATCACTGCGGCAGGGGTCAACTACAGCCCATCATCATCGGCAACGGCTGAGTTGGCGGCTATGTATTCCAAGAAAGGTACGATCCATGAGTGGGCTAAGTTGGCTAACAACTACTCCCGTGCCGGTAACGAAGACCGTGCATTTATTTTGTTTGCAGGATTTGGTTCTGCGTTGTTCAAGTTCACTAACCTCAGTGGCGGCATCATCCACCTGACTAACAACGGCTCGGGTGTGGGCAAGACCACGGTTCAGCACATGGTCAACAGCATTTGGGGTCGCCCTATTGAGACCTTGATGAATCAGGAGGACAAGTACCTTGCCCGTATGCACCGTGTTTCTATTCTTGGTAATTTGCCTGCAACGATTGATGAGTTGACCAACATGGCTGACGAAGAAGTTAGCAACATGGCGTACAGCATTACGCATGGTCGGGGGCGTAACCGTATGCAGTCACAAGTTAATGCAGAGCGTAGCAATACACTGCGCTGGGCTTTGATAGCAATTACATCAGGCAACAAGAGCTTGTACGATCAGTTGTTCAACTTGAAGGACTTCCCTGAAGGTGAGTTAATGCGTATCTTGGAGTTCACAATCTCTAAGACCGACAACATGACGAAGGCTGAGTCTGATTCGGCTTTCAACGCTATGTACGACAACTACGGTGTGGCAGGTGAAGTATTCATTCGCTACGTCATTACCAATCTGCCTGAAGTTAAAAAGATGTTGGAGAAAATCCAACGCAAGTTTGACAAGGCGGCAGGGCTTACTCAGCGTGAACGCTTTTGGTCTGCGAAGGCGGCATGTGCCATCACTTCCGGTTTAATTACAAAGAAGTTAGGACTTCACAACATTGATGTGGCAGCAGTGTATAAGTGGGCTGTGGAAACAATTGGTAGGATGAGAGTTGAAGTGCGCCCCGGCGCGTCAGGTCCAATGGCACACCTAGGATTATTTTTGAACAAGCACAACAACAATATGTTGATTGTTAAAAGCACATCTGACAAACGGTCAGGGCTGTTCGAAGTGCCGATACGGGAACCCCGTGGAGAATTGATTACTCGGTACGAGCCTGATACCAAGCATCTATTTATCACAGTCAAGATACTGCGGGACTGGTGTAGCGACAATCAAGTTTCATACAAATCGTTGGTTGATGACCTGAATAAACTGGGTGCATCGCTTGGTGTTGTCAAGAAAGCCATGTCCCGTGGATCAGATATGACCACGCCATCTGTAAGTGCTTTGGTAATCGATTGCGCAAAAGCAACAGTACTTGATCCGGAAGATACACCACCATCACCATCAGATGATCCACAATAGCGGTGTGCCAGTTATTATAGAATGGCACAAGTTTATAATTGGTAGTTCGTTTTATATCCCGACGCTAGACCCTGAAAAGTTGGCAGAGGATATAAAGCAAGAAGCACGAAAGCGAAATATGACTGTCAAGTCACGCTTTTGTTTGGAAAACGGCACACAGGGTGTGAGAGTCTGGCGCATTGGATGATCATGTGATAGAGTTCGCCTAGCAACTTGATCTCCTCTCCTTCCAGTTGCTGATCTTCCTGATCTTTCCCTCCGGCTAAAAACCGGAGGGTTTTTTCATTCAGTCACGCAGTTCTGCAATATCACGTTCAATAATTGGGCGTAGCTTCTTATTCAACTGCACCCCGTGATACATATCCTCTGAGATGCGATCCCGATTTTTAACAGACTTTGTAATCGTGGATTCAGTAATTTTCAACTCAGGGTACTTGTCACCTAAGTCATACAACTTCTGACGCAACTCATCAGCACGTTCATAGTCTCCCATGCGGTCAGCAACGTAATACTGTTTGAGGTACTTCTTCTCCATACCGCTAATGGTGTCGCCCTTTTTCTTGGCGTAGGCGTTTTCTTCGTACTGTGCCATCAAGTCAGCAGGGGCAAATCCCATAACTTGCATGGCGGCGTTGTATCCGTTGATCTCACCCATCACTGGGTCACCACGTAATGTATTTGCACCTTCAACGGCATAGCGTCCACCTTTGAGGATGTTACGCAGACCAATGGGCAGTGCCGCTTCAACTGCACGCTCTGTATGCCCTTCAGATGCTAGTTGTTTGGCACGATACAAGCTATTAACCACAGAGTATGGCGCACCCAACACGCTCTCTACAAATTGGCTCAAGGCACTTGCATCGGCTTTATCACCTTTGTTTTCACGGTAGATTAGGTCAGTCCAACCCACGCGATCTGCAATGCCTAAGTTAGTAAAGTAATTAACAGGTCCTTTAAACGCAAGCTCACCAAGATATTTACGCATGACAGCATCAAAGTCATCTTCGTCGTCATCGTTCAATGCGTTGTATGCCAACTCAGCAACCCAATACAAGGGCAAACCTTTAGCACCTGCAAAGATCCCTGCCATGCCGTATGTGCCAATCAGTTGGCGACGAGCCGCTTGAATACCCTCAAGTTCTTTACCAGTAGCACCTGCTATTGGAAGTGATCTGCGGATTGTGTCAAACAACATGTAATACATGGTGAAACCAAAACGCTTGAACACTGTCAAAATCTTACCAATGTCGGAGTGACCAATACTGGGGGCAGATTCTGTGTGACTTGCACCGTGCGTGAATTCCAACATACGCACTGCTTTTTCAATTGCTTGAGCCTGCTTTTGCTCATCGTTCATCTGCTTGTTGTTTTTCAGCTTCTGCATTTCTAAGTCGTACGTAGCGATTGCAGAGACTTCACGGTTGGCACGCTCGGCATGGTGGAACAGGAACGTAGCCTTTTGGGTAACATCGTTCATTAGATCCGAAGACTTACCCTTGTTGATTTCGCCACGGTTGCTTGCTTCCAACGCCTCACGCATTGTTGTATTTTGTAAGAAGCCCAATTCATTCAGACGTTTTACAAGTTCTTTGTACTGCGGGGCTTTACCTGCATTGACAAGGTTTTCAACAGACAACATGGCTTTTTCTGTGGACTGCTGACCATTTATGTCAGTGACTATACGGGATAACCCTGATGATCCATACAATTTGGTAGCCGCAATCAATGCCCTACCTGCCTCTAAGTAGCCATACTCACCACCAAGTTGAGGGTAAGTCGCCATTGGGGTTTGTACTAAGTTGACCACAGCAGATGAAATGTTACCTGCCAAGTTAAAGTAAAAAGCCCCCCCACTTGCATAGCGTGATATGTCAGACAGGGTGGGGTTCATCGCAAACTCACGACGTGCTTCTAGTTCTTTTACAACTTCAGCACCACGCAAGGCATCCTTGCCACGACTTTGACCCACAGTCGTACGCATCTTATCAACCAAGCCTTTGAGTTCTTCGTTGTACTTCATGCGGGACAACTGACGTGCCATGTTGCTTGTGACGTTGGTAAACGCCAGTGCCGCATCATCTATGTAGCCGGGGGTGTTCTTACGTTTTTGAAACGACTTGAGCACGCTGGTCTCTGGCAGGGCACTGACAATAAGTTGATAGAAGGCATCGATAGCCTTCTCATCCGCGTTACCGTCTTTCATGATCTTCACAATATCTGCGGCAACTGTTCCACGTGGAACAGATTTGGATTTCATCTGATCCATACGCACAGGCTCATCAAAGCCAGTATGCCCCTCGGTTTCCAACTTATTACGTTCAAGTCTTCGTTCTGCTTGGCTTTCAAACAGTTTTGATACAGACTCATTGGTATTCTTGTCTGTGTAGACTAGCCAAAACGAGCCATGACGATACAAAGGTGAGTAGTGATCGATGCCCATCTTTGTAATCTTGTCCATGATCTTTTCATAGGCAGACGATATACGGGCATCATCAGGTGATCCATCTTCGTTGCGGAAAGTCTGGTTCAGACTGCCTCTAATAGAAGCTTTCAGTTCTTTGAACATTTCCTTGAACGCACTGAAGTGATCGTTGTACAGTTTCTTTTCTGTATCGGTCAACGTGTTGTAGCGTCTGTTCAACTGATCCCATGCGGCCAGCTTCTCTGGAGAACCTTCATAGTTTTTGCGTGGTGCGGTAGGATTTACATCCTCCACAGTAGAGTCGTTCACAAGGGTAGACCAAAATTGATAACGGTCAGTCTTAGCAAATGCTTCTTCACGGTCAACCAGAGGCTTGAGTTTGTTCATCAAGTTTTCGTAGTAACCCGCCATCTCGTTGACCTTATCGGAAAACGTAATTGCATCACGTCCAACGTAGTTACTACCCACTTGCCCTAGCGCTGAGAGGTTTAAGAACCTTTGCATGGCAGAACGGAAACTGATGCCCATGTTTTCAGCTTTACCCACCCATTCAGCGGCACGCTCTGGAGTCATAACCTGCTGCTGCTGGATTACGTCGTCCACTTTCCCCATAACTTTTTGAGCCAAGTTGGGGTGTTGCATAGCTTGTGCATACAGAGAATCTCCCTTACGCATGTCGGGCGCAACACTGGCAATTTGGTTCAACATGCGATCAACGCTATCAAGCACAGACTCCTGTGTCTTGGGAGGGTAACCAATCATGCGACGTAGGACGTTCATGATCTTGTCCCAAACAGACAACTTGTTGCCGGGAGCGTACTTTTCTTTTAAGTGGCCCCTGAAGTCTTCGTTACTCCAAGCTTCTGCTACAAATTCTTGTAAGTTCTTTGCACCATATGCACCATCAATATCACCTTTGATTTGCGCAAAGATTTGACCCAGTTGTTTTGTAACTGGATGCGATGGGTTGGAGATTATGTGGGACAAACCGGCATGGGACATCTCATGCAAAATTTCGTAGTCGGTCGCACTATCACGTAGATAAACGGTGTTAGTCGCAGGGTCAAACCTAGACTCCTTTGCGCCATACACAAGTTTGGTAGTGCCAGTAACCTTGGACAAAGTTTCCGCAGTTCTACGAACAAACTCTGATGAGGCAGTATCCGACAGCGATTGCAGGGCACGGGTCAGTTGACCGCGAGCAAGTAGGTCAAGCACAACGGGGTGCGCTTGGTTGAACAGCGCGGCAATATCTTTGGAGGCAAGCAAATCTTCGTCACTGCCATACAAGTCATTCTCTAACTCGTATGCAAGAGTTTGTAGGTTCTTCTTGCCCTTTTCTACCAAAGTCTCTGTGGCGGCGGCTTCTGCGGCTTCTTCTGCGGTAGGCACATACTCGCCTTGCTTTTTAGCGGCTTGAGATTCTTCTTTAACCTGCGTTTCTACGTTGGCTCTTTGTTCTTGTTGTTTTTCAAACTTCTTTGAAAACCGTTGTGCACGTTGGTCTTCTTTTGTATATTGCGCAACCCACTTATCCATGTAGGCAACATTCTTAGGCGACAGGTTTTCACGCACCCACTCAGATGCGTTACGGGTATGTACACCACCCTGACCACGATGCAGTTTAGCTTCTGCTTCATCTTTAAAAAGTGGTTCCGCACCTTCGGGGCTGTCTTTAAGGCTCGTCATCAATGAGTTGCGGTATCTCGTAGGCTGAAGTACCAAGTCATTGGCAATAGTGCGAAGCGCTAAACCAAGTTCTAACCGCCCAAAATATGCACGGGCGTCTTTTTCCTTGGGAGTTTTACTCTTTGAATCAGCAAGCGCTTTGACTTTTTCTTTATCAGAAGCGTTGGTTTTATCAACTTCAGTCACCACTTCTTCTTGCGGGATGTTAATTGTCTTAACTGTACCTACAGGTGGTTGTTTGGGTGGTGGTTTACGTTTGCCCACCTCAATTGCATTTTGTTTAGCAATCTCGTCAAACATACCTTCAGAATCCATCTGCGCCAAGATTTCCAAAGCACGTTCTTGATCAATATCAAGTTCTTTTGCAAGGGCGCTAGGCGTAGGTTCAACACCTGTTTGGATCAAAGACACCGCATATTCAAAAAGCGGGTCTAGCTCTTGGCTTTCCTCTGCAACTGCTTTATCAATCTTAGTAATTGAATTGCCAACGTGGGTCGATGCAGTACCATCAGTTTTGTACAACTTTTCAACTGGATGCAACCCCATTGCAGGTGCAGTTGCGGCACCGTACATCCCAACAGTTGCGCCAGTCTTCTTATTAAACACTCCAACTTTAGGTTCTGCACCATCAGGTATTTCAGAAATGCTCTGTATTTGAACAAACTTGCCGTTTGCCATATAACCCAAACGGACAGAGTGGTCGCCCATACCACCTTGCATGTCACTTAAGATTTCAGTATGGTCACCGGGGTTTACAAACAAGGCAGTGTGTGGCTCGTATGTCTCTCCTTGTCCTTTTCCGGGGGAGAGTTTGGTACGACTTGTTTTACCATCTGTACCAACAATGTAGGTACTGCCCTTAGATGTCTGGAATGTGGCTACTGGAGTGGTTGGCTGTCCTTCTCCACCAACAGTGTTGTCAACATTCTGTCCAGTAGAAACCATTCCATCTCGTTTAGATGTAGTAGCTCCTGCGGTGGGCTGTCCACCACTGGGCTGGCTAGCCACCTTAGTGCTTGTTCCACCTGTTGGGGCGTTAGGTCTTGCAACATTGGGCGCTCCTTTGAGGCTTTCTCTAGCCGTCGCAACTGTGGCGGGGTCAAATGTAGATACGAGGCTGTTGTATGCGGCTTCATTAATACTACCCTTGTAGCCCGGATCTTCAAGTGTTTGTACAAACGTAGTCACACCTTCAGGTGTGTTTAAGTCAAGCCCCATTAATGATTGAGCAGCTTTAGATGTAGGGTTAACACCTAATGACTTAACTGTGTTGACATCAACCGGTTGTTGTGCGGGATACAAACCTTGTTCATTTGGTTTGGCGGCAGCAAACACACTGGTTTTGGCTTTCTCTTGGCTGATCTTATCTGCTTCAACTTGTTTAGCTTTGATTGCGGCATCCAATTCTGCATAAGCTGGTGAGCCGGGACGTGACTCATCCATACGCTTCTGTAAGATGCCCAACTCTTCTTGCGTGTATCTAAAAGCTTCCTCAAGTTCTTCCTGTGTGCGAGGAACACCGGGCTGGGGCTGCGCGGCTTTCATCACTTGTTGTTGCATAGCTGTTGGCTGTTGAGCCTGCTGTTTTGCAAGTTGATCTTGCTGTGCCAAAGCATCTTGTGCTTCTTTAGTTGCAAACTGATCACGTTTAATTGTGCGGTACTGAGACACAGCTTGAGGCACGGCAAAAGCTGAACCACCAATAGCACCTTTAACAAATGATTCTTTGTAGCGTTGGATGTTCTCGGGATCTAGTATGCCCTTGGCACTGCCTGCGACTTGTTCTGCATATGCACCAATTGATTCTTGTGCAGACTCAGTTAAGCCTTCCGTAGCCGCAGTCTTAGCGGCATCGATGCCAATACGCTTCCACACATTGGGGGCCGCACCCGATTCTTTAGCCAACTTCTCAACGAGCTTTAATTTGCCATATGTGCCAAGTTGATCCATGACTTTAGTTGGGACAATAGAGTCCAACACAGAACTAATACCACCTGCAAGGGCGGCAATCCCCGGTTCAAACTTGCCAGTTTCTTGGTAAATACCTTCAAAGACTTCAGGGGCGTTTTGCGCAAATGAACCCATGTAGTTGCCTGCATACATAGCACGGCGACCTGCAACTTGACCGGCTTCTTTGGCGGCAGTTTGTGCCGTAGCCATACCCGCACGGGATAGTGGGCCAGCTTGCAAGGCAGAACGCATTACATTGCCTGCCGCCATTCTGCCACCTACAACACCTGCACCTGCACCGGGGATCATGGTAGTAGCGGCAGTGGGGATTAGCTCGCCTAAAGTTTCAGCACCGTATTCAATTGCTTCAAATGGGCTGTCAATGTTTTTGTAAGATTTAAACCGTGTGGGGTACTTACGTTGAAGTTCTTCACGGGAAGCTTGCGCTTCACCCATCTGGCGCTGCGTATATTCTTTATCACCACCAACAAACTCGTTGAGCATTGCGGGAGCCAGATCGCCAAACGCGATACCTGTTTCTCCCAAAGAACGCATCACACCACGCTTTGCAATCGTACCTAAACTTGCTTCTGGCTTTGGTAAACGGAAATCATATTTTTCAGACAATTTGCCCAACAACCCATTTAACTGTTCGGGCGTGACATTATCTGGAAACTCAACGTCCCCAAGTTTGGGCAGATTGATAATCATGTTTAGTCTTCCAACAGATCAAATACATTACGAGCGCTACTACCTTCGCTACCACGGCTGTCTAACATAGAGTCAGAAGTGGACTGCATTGCCTCATTAATATAATTCTTTCGACCCTGCCTGTACAGAGCTTCGCCTGCAACAGGACCGTGTTGTTTAATCAACTCATCTTTAATACGACGGTTTGACTCATCGTATTTAAACGCGGCGTCAGTACCAACTTTAGCCAAGCGTGCTTGAGCTTGTTTATTTTGTGCCCCAGCAGACGCCATACGTGCGCCCATCATGGCATTGAACTGCTGATTCTTTTGAGAAATACCAGCCGCATGGATGCCAAGTTCTTGACGTTTAAGATCGATCTGTTGGTCAAATTGTTTTAACTGACGTACTTGCTGTGCCCAAGACATAGCTGCACGCTCATCGCCCTTGCTCTGTGCAATACGAAACTGTTGCATAGACATATTAAGCTTGAGTTGATTTTGTTTAGCGGCTTGTTCAAGCTTTTGGCTTTCAGCTACAGACTCTGCAATAGATGGAGCGGCGGCGGAAGCACTACCAAGGAAACGTGCCCCGGGCTGAGATGCTTTAGCCGCCCAGTCAAAACCATATTTAGCAAGTGCTCTACCAAGCGCCTGTTCTTTAATTTCTTTTGACTCACCCGCACCTTGGTCAATCATGGCTTGTAGCTTGTCCATCTCTGGCTTGCTACGAGAATCAAAGTACGCCATCATTTTTTTGGTGGACTCCATCAGGTCGTCTTCTGACAGACCACGTGAGGCCGCAAGTTCAGAAATTCCGCGTTTGACAACGGGACTAATTTGCTGTTTCTTACCGTCAAAGTCCGAACGACGTGTAGCAGTGCTTGGATCGTACGGTGTTTCTTTAGGCTTCTCTTCTTTTGGTGCGGGTTTTTTCACATCGTAGCCAAACAACATCCCACGTAGGCCGGGGGTGTATGACTCACCTTCTGTTACGTTTTGACGAAAGTCAGGTACAAAGTCTGCCGCGCTTGGCGCACGACCTTCAGAAACAGATGGCGCACCCATAGGGTCTTGAAAGTATGTATTTTCACCTTCATCACCGCCTTTTTTAAAGGCAACCGCCATACCACCACCCGCCAACATATGCTCTTGCTGTTCCTCGGGAAGGCTGTTAAATGCGCCTGCCATGCCGCCACGTTCAGACGCACGCATAGCTTTTTCTTTTTCAATTGCATCTAACTGTTCGACATCACCTCGGGCTTTTGCGGCCTGTTCAGCATGTGCAAGTTGCAAATCACTTAATGTATGAACAATAGAGGCAACATTATCTGGGTGGTCAACGCTCCCACCATCAGCATAACCACCACCCGCATAACCAACAGCGCCCCCATCGGCAAACTTCATACCCATCTGGGATAGTCCATATGCACCCATGCCTAGACCTGCAACTTGGCCTAACGCACTACCGGGAGCTTGATACATTGAGGACACAGTACCCATGGGCGTGCCACGCATCAAACCAGACATAAACTCTAATTGCTGATATGGATAACGCTTCTGGTCTTGGAAGTCTTGCTGTTGCTGACTAAGAATGTTCTGTACTTGTTGCTGTTGCTGACCACCATATTGATTTTGCAACTGGTTAATCGCCATGTTTTGGCTTTGACCTTGGTTGTACTGGTTGGTTGCGTTACCAAAAGCCGCTTGTAATCCTTGGGCTTGAATATCACCCTTTTGGCGAGCCAAAGCAGACGCAGCTTGACCACGAGCTAAATAGTCACCGCTACCACCAAACGCACCCATACGAGCAGCTTGAGCTTTCTGAGCTTGTTCTGCAATACCAGCTTGGCGTGTAGCATCTTGTTGTTGACGTTCCACAACTTGTTGCATGTACGGAGACATGTACTGACCAACTTGCGATTGAAACGCTTGCGGGCCAGCCTGCATAGCCGCAGCACCTTGGTAGGACTGTTGCTGCAAAGGCGTAAACTGCGCAGTACGATCACCCGTATACGACTGGTACGGGTTCTTAGTAATATCCGTTAATTGGGATGCCTGCCCTAGCGCAGTCTTAGCATACGGTTTTGCCCAATCTGGTACGTCTTGTATTTGCGTGGATGTCCCACTGCTGCTTCCGCCACCGCTCATATTTTTACTCCTACAATTCGGTACTTCTCTTCAAAGCCGTACCTTGACCATAAACGTGCAATCGATTCTCTTGCCGCACCTTCTATACATGTAGCCCCAAAAGATCCAAGCAGTTTTTTAAGTTGCTCAACTGAATCAGGACTAGATACTAAATGCCCACCTATGGCTGTAATAAATGCTATACGGTCATTGGGCCGATTAAAAAAATCAACTGTTGCCGCACCATGTACGCCATTATCATCTACAGCAACCAATAGCGTCCAGTTACCTAGGGCTACTAGCGTTTTAACCTGATCCAGCGTGTAGTCGCCTTTTGAATGCTCAAGGGCGGAGAAGATATGCCCCTCTACCAAAGGCCACACATGATGGACATGCGCAACGTCTACACGCTCAATATTCATACGGGCAGATGCCTATCAGCACGCGAATTTGCAGCCACACGGTTTTTACCAACTGTTTTGCCACGGGCAGCTTGGATACGCTCCATCATGGCGTACAGTTTACGTGCGCCAGCTTCGGTTGAGCCGTTACCCAATTCAGACACAATCCGTGCCGGAATTACAAACTCACCATCAGCTAGGCGTGCAGGTTGTTTGCCACCAATTGTTGCAGGGATGCTGTCAGATACACCATCGCCGGGGCCACGTAACAGACGACCACCATCGGAGTAGCCACCAAGATCACTTAGACCACGAATCATTGGGGACGTCATACCACCAGCAGCCATGGCTTGGCTACTAAAATCGTCATAGTACTTACCGCCCCCGCCAGAACCGCCACGGAAATCAAAACTCCCGTCTAAATCATAACCATCCATAATTTTTACATTGTGTGACAGGAAGCCTTCAGAAATATATGTATGCGCATCAGCAACAGTAATTTTGACAACTGGGCCGTGGTCTAATTCTTTGTTAGATTTAACAATTCCAAAGCCTTCTGGCTGAACAAGTTTGTCACCTGCTTTTAGATTACGAATCTCAGTCCAGTTATCATCAGTATGCACGCGGTGGTTGAACGTACCAACAAAAATACGTCCGTCTTCTAACACCACTTCCCAGCGATTGTCTTCACCCATCTCCATAGCAGTCACAGGGTAGACGCCCCACTCATTGGTGGTTTCATGCCGTGTATAGACTTGCATACCGGGTTTAATGTCGCCAGCTTTTACAAGGCCCCCGTCCGCCATCAAAATGTTGATCCAAGGCGCAGGACAACCTCCAAAAAGACTATCTGTATTAGTTGCTAAATATTTGTCAAATGATTCATCTAATTCTTCTTGATTTTTAATTAAGCCTCTTGAAGGACCAACGTCTACCAAATTAGGATCATCCCAAAAAGATTTGTCAGTTTTGTCTACGGTAACTTGTTCTACCGTAAAGTCTGGAAACGTAAAGTCCTCTATTGTTATATTGGGGTCACCAATAGTGACAGTTGGTTCTCTATAAATAGAAAGCGTAGTTTCTTCGGTTGTGTATTCTTCTTCAGTGGTCGTTTCTTCTTCGGTTGTATCATCTTCAAAGGTAGTCAACTCACTGGTTGTGTATTCTTCTTCAGTGGTCGTTTCTTCTTCCTCGGTTGTATCGTCTTCAAAGGTAGTCAACTCACCGGTCGTTTCTTCTTCCTCGGTTGTTTCTTCCTCGGTTGTATCGTCTTCAAAGGTAGTCAACTCACCGGTCGTTTCTTCTTCCGTAAACGTCTCAAACGGAGTAGTAATTACTGGACCTAATGTAACAACTGGTCTTGTAGTGACTACGGGTTTTTCAGTAGTCACGGGAGCGTCTGTAATAACAGGCGGTTTAACTACAGTTGGGCCTTTTGTTTGCGGTCCTAAACCCATCAAGTATCTGTACGCATCAGCAGATTGGCCCGTCATTGTGTAAAACGGATTTGCTGCAACAGGTTGGACGCTTCCGGCAGGTTGCGCTGCTGTTGCTGGATATTCAAACGGTACGTAGTTTTTGGCGGCAGCGGCCCCTTGTATACCGACTGCTTTATCTTTGTCGTCTTTAACTACGCTACCAGTCTCACCTGCATATCTTTTTACATTTTCATCGTCGTCATAAAATGAAACGCCACTGTCGTCAGAATAAGCTGGACCGCCATCACGCATCCCAGTCACTCTGGTATTAGGTAGTCGTGTATAGCTTGGTTTAAAGTGCGTACGTTCGCCAGTAAATGCGCCTGTATACCCTTCATCAGGGTTTTCCACACGTCCGGGATCGTACTCAAAGTTGTACTGCTCGTTGTCTGAAGGCGGGGCTTTTTGATCGCCAGTGTCTGTAAGTACGGGGGCTAACGCCATACCTGCGGTTTTAGCGGCTCCAAACCCACCACCCATTGCATTAAGAGCGGCATTGCGTCCTGTTTCCGTGCCAAGACCCTGAATACCATATTTAAGTTTATCAGTTACTGATAACGCATTAGAGGGGTTAATTTGTTCAATTGGAGGAACAGCTTTACCTGCAAGGTTTGCAGCAGGATTAGCAGCTTCTGCCGCCCCAGCGGAAGCAGACAGTCCACCCGCTAACCCAGCGCCACCATAAGCCCCAAGTCCCGCCATGAGACCTTTTTCTAAACTGCCAGTACGAGCAGTTTGGAACCCGCCCACCATCAAAGCCGCTAAAGGCGCACCAACCCCAGTTGCCGTCAAAGCTGCCCCTGCAATCATAGGCAAAAGGTTAGTCAAGAACCCAGCTTCAACAAGGCCAGTCTCAGGATTAATGGTCAACGAACCGCCATTTGCCCGTGCAATATCTTGTAGGCTCCGCACTTCACGGTGGGACATATGGACGAGCGTATCGTCAGGTCCACGACCTTGTGACGCTAAATGATGGGCAGCGTGTTGTAGGCTCATTTTTGCCTCTCAAAATGGGGGTTATTTAATAATATCATGCTGGGAGCGCAGACACAAACGAAAGTGTGGCAATGGCTGATGGAATTGCTGGTCGTGTGGGGCTGGCACTGGCGGGATATTGCTCAATAGAAACACCCGTATCAGTCGTTCTCCACACTATCTCAACATAGTCAGTTGCATTTAAACTTACAAAATAATTAAGCGCCGCAATAATGTGGTATGGATCACCGGGAGATTTTCTTGCGGCTAAACCAAAACGGCTGTTTGAATTAGCCACGTTTGTGCCATTGACCCGAAACCAAATGTCTACGTCTTGAGAAGCGTTTGTAGTGTTTGTCAGTTGAATGGAAAACTGTAAGTTCCATATTCCAGCATAAGCCACAGTAATTTTGCTATTGCTGGCTACAGTCACACCATTTGAAAAGTCTGTGGTGTTAAATGTGACCGGATAGGCAACAGTTGTGCTAGCGGCTGTTTGATCTGTGGAATCTTGAAACGCCCCGTAAGGAAACGCAATGTATTTGCCGCCTGTGTTGCCCAGCAGTTCTGTCAAAGAGTTTTGTAGCTGGTTAAAGTACAAACGCAGGATATTTAAAAACTGATCTTGATAGCGGCGGTCATACTGATCCGTGCTCAGCGGCAGGTTAGGAGGCGCTGGGTTAATAATCCGGTTGTTTGTTGTCATTAACGTCTGCCGTCTGGTCTGATGTCAATACGGGGAGCACCCAGTTGCCAACAAGTGTTAACTTGATTTGAGCTAATCTTAAAGATCATCTGGCGACCGCGCATGCGGGTAAATATCTGGCCTGTAAATTCTTCGGTAATCACGTACGTGCTACCCTTTACAACTGTGCCGTTAGCACTGCTTGTCGTTCCAGAGCCTGAGTTATTCAAACCGTACAGCGTCATGGTTACCCGTGGAGCAACAGCGGCAGGAGTGTTAGTAGCGTTCTCAAAACTTAAGTCAGGTAAAACGCGCCACACAAAACCAAAGTTATGGCCGTCACCAATGTCAAACTCAGACGAGCTAATGTAAGCATCAATTGCAGTAGCAGTGCCGGACGTATTGTCATTTAAGCCTGTTTCGTGGTTAATCAGGTTACCCGTGAGCGAAGCCGTGACGTAGTTTGCCGCAATAGGAACATCCTGTAACCCAGAGTCAAGCCAAGCAGTCCGAGACATAGTGCCGTAGTACCAGATTTTTTCTTGGTAATTGTAAATAACGTACCTGTCAACCGCAGTGCTATTAGCCGAGCAGTAGAACCACCAGACCTCATTAAAGCCTTCGTTGGTGCCAGAGAATACTTGTAATGCCTGCTCTTGGTTTAAATCTTGGAATACGTAACGGCGCAAGTCACAATTAAGCGTATTGACGCGGCCATCGTAGACGTAGAATTTATCTACGCCCATCCAGTACACAACGCCCGAAGCAATCACAGCCGAGTTAGGACTCATAATAGAGATGTTGTCGCCAAGCAACTGCGGTACCCACACGTACGGGGGGCCAAGGTACTGGAGTGAGTACACAGCTGAGTCGGTAAACATCACAATTTCTTGACGAGTTTGTACAACGCCTACAATTTCAGAGCCGTGAGAAATACGTATAAACCCTGCCTGATTGGTAGGGTCAGGTGTCCAGTTATAGATGTCGTCTTGCGCTGACCAGCGGATCAGCATAGGGTCAAGCACGTTTGAGCCATAATCGTTACAGCCAAATGCAATTACAAAACGCGAACTGTCAGACACCGTGAAATTGTTTTGCACAGTCGGCACATCCACAATCAAAGACACATATACACCCGTGCCTGTGGAAGATGTATTAACTGCTGCCCCCGCTGCATCAAGCAGTTTGAACGTCAACCCATTAACTTCAAACACGTAGTATGTTGTAGCCGCAGAGATACCTGTGGGTAAAGATGTAGTAGCAGCAAACTGAAGCGCCGCGCCTTCGGTATATAGAACAGTTGAGGTTACAACTGTAGGAGAAGCGCTTGTAAACGAAACATTACCGCCAAGCGAGTTTAAAAGAACCCCACGGGTAGTGACGCCGTTGTTGGCAGTCCAGTAGTAAATGCCACCTGTGCGGGGGCCGTACACTAAATCTTGGCCATAGTTAATTTGGTTCCACAAACGTAGCGCTGATGTAGATGTACCGCCGTTGCCCCACGTTGTAGCCGTCTGACCCCAAGTACCAGCGCCCCAACCTATAATTGCAACAGGAATAGCGGGGCCAACACTGACCTGATATGCGGCTACAACAGAAGCACCGCCACCGGGAGAACCAGAAGCATCCGTTGCATTGGCTGTAGCTGACGCTGTGAATGTGTATGTGTTTGCAGTAAGAACTGTTATTTGATACTCAGCGTTTAACACCGTAGCTGTAATGTTTCCACCAAGACTAACAGCCCCACTGAACGTAACAAAATCACCTGTAATAGCGCCATGACTTGTATCTGTTACTGTGATTGTGGCAGAGCCATTTGTAGCTGCAAACGGGTTGTTGTTAATTGTGCTAGATGCCCGAATAGGTGTGATGTCGTTATACAACCCGCCTTGGTTTAGATAGAACTTGAGGTTTGTGCCAACGCCAATTAAATTATTGCCACCTAGCGTTACCCAATTCCATAAAGACCGGCATACGCCTTGGTACGTAGCCGCAGAGTAAGGCTCCCATCCACCAACAACTTCGGGATTACCCTGACGAAAACGAACCTTGTCGGCTTCGTACCAGCCACCTTCATTGGTGTAGCGAGTGTTCTCTTTGTTCACACCCGGTTTGAACAGTATTTTTTGTAATGGCATTTTTAGTCCAGCAGTGCGCACTCAGCCGTGCGGCGTTTTAACAAGCCCGGCAATACCTTGCCGCCACCTTTAGTCCAGAGCATCAGTTGTTCTTTTGCCCCTTCCCAATCATTGGCATTGATTTTCCTCTTTAACGTGCTTGTTTGCAAGCGTCCTGTGCCCAAGTTATAGCAGAAATCTACGATGGCATTGCACTTACGAACGTCCGTAATCAGGCCGGGGCAGTTACGCAGAACTCCGGGCAGGTACGTGTGCTCAAGCTCAATCATCAAAAGCGCCCTAGCCGTGGGTTCATCCATCGGAGCGTCTTCCAAAGTCACCTTGCGTTTATCTGCGTAGTAGGTAGAGCCGTAGCCAATCGTAGCTACACCAGCCGGACAAAGATAGGGCTTGGCCCGATATCCTTCATACCGGCGGCACAGTTCAGCGGCTAGTTCTAGGTTCATATTCCGCGTTGCTTCAGAGTTCTATCAAGGAACCAATAATTGATAGTTCCAGACAGCAGGGCTGAAAAGTCAGGGGTCATCATGGTCTTAAACACTTCTACAGCAGGCGCACCAGCAACCCATGCGTTCCATGCAAACCATACGTGAATGAACGACCAAACAAACAGCACCCAGTATGTGACCACGGGACGCACGGAAGCTGAAAGACTAGCTACCCAACCGCCTGCGGCTTTGACCATTTCGGCTTGTTGAGTGATGGCGTTATTGAAGGCATCCATGACACCAACGTCCATAGCGGCTTCCCGCTGTGCCCCAATCTCAGCCAACTTCTGCTGACCACGAAGTGTTTCTAGTTCGCATTGACGGGCAAACATAGCAAGCTCATGCTGGCGCTCATTTTTCTTGTCAAAAAACTTCAGCACCTCGGGGGCCATACGAAACAGCCCACCAAAGATGGAACCCATTAAGCCCCCAGATAAAATATCAAGCATGATTACTCCTTATTTAGCCATTTCTGTAGCAGCTAGGTTGATACGGGTTTTAACAGCGCCAAGGTCTTGCGGTTCTTTGGTAAAGCCCACAGAGATATAACCTTCAAATGCGCCCATCTCAGGCGGGATACTGCCACGGCAGATAAAGCCTACACCTTGTTTTTCTTCCCAATCGGATGTTTTACCAGAGACAACCAGTTTATCGCAATGAACTTCACCATTCATCATGGCAATGACGGCGGCATTACGGGTAGCATCTTTGCCAAACAGAGTGGAGTTATAGCCATCCAATGTGGTGTCTCGACCCTTTGGGCCATACGCAAGTAGCGTAACCCTGCTATTTACAACAAGCGTTACTTTGTGAACCAACACCGTTTCAGCTTCTAAGTCTTTTTGTAGCTTTTGAGCTACGTGCTCTAACACCTTGATCTCTTTAAGCTGTGGCTGGTGACTTGAGCTTGTTATGGCGTTCAAGATGACTGTGCGGGAATCCCAAGCAAAGTACCCAGCAAAGAACAAGAACGACAACAAGATGACTGTAAACAGCTTGAATGGATTGTCCACCCATTCAATTAAACCGATTACTTTACCAATGGTAGAGTCATCTTTCTTGACTTCAGGTTTGGGCGCAGGGGCGGCAACGACTTCTACCTTGGGTTTAGGTGTACGCCGTTTGACTGGCGCTACCTTGGCTGGGGCTTTTTTTGTAACCATTATGCGTATACGTCCAGTTTGCGGTTGGTAAATATTTCCATACGGATGCGCTCTTGCGTTACCTTCTTACAGTAAATCTCAAAACCTATGTCTTGTAACTGCACCTGCTTTTGCTTGGCAAGCTCAAGAGCCTTGTTAATTTCATGCTGTTTCTCCAGCTTCTTCTGGGCAAGGTCGTGCATGTCTGGATACCCTGACGCTTGAACAGTTGGGAATAATCTGATTGTCTCGATCATTTTTTTTCACGCTCAAGTGCCTCTTTGTATCCGTGTATGACTAATTCTCTAATCTTTGTTGAGTCTGCTGTCCCCGCCCATTCGCTCAGATTGTTGTAAATCACCACGTAATCCGTTGACTTGCAGTAGGGCGCATTTTTGCCTAGCCACGCTACCATCTCTTGGTGTCGCTCGGTCGGGTTGTGAAATGTGTAACCTATTCCATAGAACTCCCGAACGTAACACCCGTTCTTGGCTACGGCTCCCACTAGCCCCAACAGCAGTAACAGAAGGAGCCAGCGCATTACGCATGATTAGGCGTTAAGAGCGTCTAAACGACCCCATGCCCAGTCTGTAGCGGCTGAAGGATCAAAAGGAATGGTGGCATTTGGATCGCCGGGGTTCGCTGGATCGCGCTGTGTCCAGCTTCCGCTAACTGATGTCAAATACGCCAACAGGTCAGCTTTGGTTGGGATGACCTCAAAATCGCCAGTAGCGTTATCGTTTGTGATGCCAACTTGCACCAAGTCACGAGGCCAAGGGGTTGCAGGGTCAGCAACACCATAAACACCACCTACACCATCTTCGCCAAGGTATAGGAAGTCTGGAATTGTGCCTTCGGCTGTCAGGCGGTATTTCATCATTTGACGTGCCATGTCATGCTCCTTGTGAGTATTGCCCACTGAAAAGATACGAACCAAAATGTCCAAGTTCACACCAAGGTGCGGCCCAAACAGTGCCACCGTGTTCGCGGTAAAGGTGGCAGAAATTAAAATCCTCTGATAACAACTTACCATCAGTCACGCCCACAGGGAAAAAGTCATAGACCTCTTCGCCATCAGGGATGGACTGCCCACCATTTGTGTAAACGGCAGAGTATGGCTTGAGTGTCTCAAAAACCTCACGTTTAATCAACATAAATCCTGTGCCAGCATGTTTGACTTGGAACGGCTCTTCTGGATGAACCATCTTGTGGCCTTCCAGCGGATTGATATTAAAGATACCAGTTAGCTTGTGCAGTTCTTTGTGGTTTAACACAGCGCCCTGACGCACCCGAGTCCAGTTGATGCCCTTCATGGGAACGCAGCCAGCAATGATGTCCTTATCTGCTTGGATCATCTTGACAATATCTACTGGGCGAAACTTTTGGTCAGCGTCAATAAACAAAAGATGGCTTGCATCAGTCTGTAAGAAATGGTGGGCCACTGTATTACGGGCGCGTTGAATCAAAGACTCATTGCCCAAAAATACGCAGGTCATCTTGTGGCCGTTTCGCTCCATGTCACTCTGTAACTGAAGCAGGGACTGTGTGTACTCGCTACAGCACATCCCACCATACATTGGTGTACCAATGACTAAGTGCATTATTTGGACTCCAACAACTGAGTGTTGGTCAATGACTGGCGATCCAGCACCACAAAGCCACGGTTAGCGGCAAACTTTTCGGCACAGTCTTGGAACTTGTCGGCGCAGGCTTCTAACCACTGGACAGTCATTTCATGCGTAGGGGGTTGACCATTGGAGATCATCTCGTTTTCCATCGTCAGGTAGGCAAAGACTTCGGCTTGCGCTTGAGCGGCGTTAATACCCAAGTCAAACAAGTAAATCATGTTGCCTTCGTCAATCACACCACCACGCGCACGAGCGGCGTTCAATCCTTGCTTCATGCAGGTCATAACGTGATACCGCTTCTCTTCCAACTCGTAGTCTTCCTCAGTAATCTCGGTTTTGCCAATCTTCTTGAGGATGTTGTCGTACTGGTTCATGAAGAAGTTCAGCTTACGCACTGCACCTTCCATGTAGTTCTGGGTGTTCACAGCGCCAGACTTGGCTTCCAGAATCTCAAGCTCTAGCAACTCACGGTCAAACGGATCAGTGGTTTCAGCCAGCTTTGCTTCTTTGCGGCGACGCTCAACATCGGTCTTCATCATCTTGATGTGGTTCTCTTGCAGAGCATTCTTGGTCTGCTCAATCTCAGCCAGCGATTGATAAATGGAACGCAAGGGTGTCAGTGTGGTCACATCAAGTGTGACGTTCATGAACTGGGAATGACCCTTGTAGAAGTTCGACGCCCCTTTGAGGACGGCTGGCAATTTAGCGTCAATGTTTTGCAACATGACGTTGTACTCTGGCTTGGTTGTAGTCAGAGCGGTTGAGATGTTTTGCAGTGCTAGATCGTTCAAAGATTTCTCCTGTTATAAATTTTTAACTACCAGAACAAGCGCCTTGGCCACCAGTAGAAGGCGTCATAGTACCAAAACTTGTAGCGTTTCCTGTAGTGGCGATAGTGACATAATCTATGATATTCCCTACACCGGTAGGGTCGCCCCCACCAAATACACCTCGGCTTCCGTCAGAACAACCTGCTGGTTGAGAACGTGCGGCAGTTAAAGTACCAAAAGAAGTAGCATTCCCTGCGGAAGCAATTGTTATGTAATCAATTGTGTTTGACTGCGTAGTGCCAGTATACCCGCCCCCAAACACACCTCTGGTTTTGCTAGAAGAAGCGGTTACATAGTCACGAGCGGCTGTTAACTGTCCAAAGCTAGTAGAGTTGCCTGTTGTAGCAAGTGTTACGTAGTCTATGATATTAGTACCCGAACCTGTATTGCCGCCACCCCACACACCTCTAGTTTCACTAGCACAAGCGGCTGGAGCATAACGAGCACTAGAAAGATTGCCAAAGTTTGTAGCATTACCAGTTGTCGCGATTGTTATATAGTCTATAACGCTCTGCCTACCCGACACATTATCCCCAGCACCAAACACGCCACGAGTATTATTAGAGCAACCACCTATATAAGTACGTGAAACAGTCAATATGCCAAAAGTAGTGGCGTTACCTGTAGAAGAAATTGTTATATAGTCTAAAGTATTAGTATTTGCACTTGAGTAACCGCCAGCAAATACCCCTCTACTTCCGTTGGAGCAGGCTCCAAGTGAATATCGTGCAACAGTTAATTGACCAAAAGTAGCAGAATTACCTGTGGTAGCAATTGTTATATAACTTACTGCATTAGTAGAAGCATTTGCGACGTTGTTATAACCTCCACCAAACACGCCCCTACTTCCATACCACACAGGTTCTGCATTACCAGCAATCGGCCACAAACCTTGTTTAACCCAAAAGGCCGCTTGCCCTATTGTCCATACACCGGGAGCCGCTCCGTTTTGATACGGCCCTGTTGGAGTTGCAGGGGTTGGGGTGATGATGCCAGCAGGCCATTGTTTAGACATTATTGAACTCCTCCGCCACAGCTAGAGCAACCAGCTTGCCGGGCATCTGCGCTAGTAAGTGAACCAAAAGATGTTCCATTGCCAGTGGATGCAATCGTAACGTAACCAATAATGTTTAATTCGGTATTGCTGTCGTTTTTGCCACCCGCAAATACACCTCGAAGCTCTGAAGAACAAGCGGCTAAATAATAAGCAGTGGTTGTCATGTTGCCAAAAGATGTTGTATTTCCAGTAGTAGCAATCGTAATGTAGCTAATCGTGTTGTATGCAGTTATGCTACCGTCAGTACCGCCACCAAAAAGACCTCTTGTGCTAGAAGAACAACCAGCAAGTGCGCCTCGTGATGGGCTAAGAGTGCCAAAAGACGTAGTGTTTCCAGTTGTTGCAGTTGTAATGTACTGCATCACACCAAATGGGCTAAAACCGTTGTTATATCCACCACCAAAAACAATTCTTGTAGGAGAAGAAACAGCGGCTAATTGATATGCTGCGCTACCCAGTGTTCCAAATGAAGTGCTGTTACCTGTAGTTCCAATAGTAATGTAGTTCATTGCAGTTAAAACAGAGCTGCCACTATCTAAGCCCCCACCAAACACACCACGAGTAGAATTATTTCCAGCGGCCAACAATCGTGCGGTAGTTGATAATTGTCCAAAACTTGTAGCATTTCCTGTTGCGGCAAAAGTTACATATTGAATTGTGTTTACAACCCCAGCATCAGCATTACCACCGCCAAAAACACCACGCACGGAAGAGCCACAACCCGCCATTGAATCATTGTTTGCAGTAAGCGCACCAAAAGACGTAGCATTCCCTGTTGTGGTAATGTCAATGTATTGAATGACGTTGCGATTGCTGTTTTGATTACCAGCAAACAACCCACGGTACAAAGGTGGCGCAGGCCAATTGTTCAAGCCCTTGGCTTGGTACTGAGCAGGGAGTGTCCATACACCTGAATAACTTGGCATTATTGAAGCCCCCCAGAATTATTTGATGTTGCTGTGTTATCTGCAACTTCTACTGCTAACTGTCCAAAAGATGCCGCGTTTCCTGTAGATGCAATGGTAACGTATGAAATTTGATTACTATAAAGTCCACTAACATAACCGCCAGAAAAAACACCCCGTACATTTGAAGAAGTTCCTGACATAGCATTTGTTGGGTTTATTAAATCCCCAAAAGTAGTTGAGTTTCCTGTTGAGGCAATTGTGATGTACTGAATTGTATTAACAGTTCCAAGCGCTGTTGTTTGACCACCACCAAAAACGCCTCGTGTGGAAGATGAACACCCAGCAATAACTGAATAAAGATCAAGCAAATTACCAAAAGATGTTGAATTTCCTGTTGTGGCAATCGTAATGTAACTGATGCTTGAAAGTCTACTACCGTTTTCACCGCCACCAATTACACCTCTTGTTGGAGAAGAGCAACTAGCACAGAATGCGGTTGTTGTTGACAAATTACCAAAGGTTGTTGAGTCCCCAGTTGTTGCAATAGTTATATAAGTCATGGCGGACAGAAAAGAAGCCGCCTGTTTTCCGCCAGTAAATACACCACGAGTGGAGTTTGCAACCGCGCCTGCCGCAATTACATTATTATTTCCCAATGCACCAAAAACGGTAGTGTTACCTGTTGTGGCAATTGTTACGTATCTAATTGCGTTTGTTTGTCCATTATTAGCATTACCGCCAGCAAATATGCCTCGTGTTGTAGATGCGCAAGACATTAACTGAAAATTGGTATCTTGTAGTATGCCAAAATCTGTAGTGTTTCCTGTCGTTTCAACAGTGATGTAGGTAATGTTGTTAATTCTAGGTTGTCCACCACCAGCAAACAATGCTCGAGTTGGAACAGAAGGCGTCACACTATTACTTGCGGCACTCCACACCCCGGGGCCGTAACTGTTTAAAGCCCACACATTGAATGTGTAAGCTGTGTTATTTACTAATCCCGTAGCAGTAATTGGAGATGATGTTCCGCTGGTTGTAATTTGGTCAGGATTGGAAACAGCATAATAAGCCGTGATTGCAGAACCGCCCACGTTAGCTGGCGCTGTAAAAGCAACAGACGCAGTAGCATTACCACCTGTGGCCGTACCAATCGTAGGCGCATTAGGATTCTTCAGCGGATCAAAAAAAGCTGAGATAAACCCAGCAGGAGGACGTAGTGGCATGATGCCCCCCTTTTATGGTGTAAGGGTTTCGTAGCTTGCTGTAAAAGTCAACTTACTTGTTGTACCGCTGGTTGCCCACAATGTACTTGCTTCGCCAGTTACGCTGGTGTCTAGCAAATAAAGCATTGTAGTCTTATCCAGAATAATCAACGTGGCATCGGCTGGCACAGAGATTGTGGAGCCAAGAGCGCGGTAAGTTGTACCATCAGCCAAACGCAACTCAACAGTTGCATCGACCGCGTTAGTGCCGTCAATGTTAGACACCATGATCTGGTTAATCTTCTGCGCAGAGCCAGAAGCTGGCGCAGTCACCAAAGCGTTACGTGAAGTATCCGCAGGGGTGATAGAAACTGTGTGAGGTGTTGCTGTTGTGCAAGCAAGAATATTTGGTGCGGCCATGATTGTTCCTTAAAAACCAAAAACTAAAGAAATTGTAGTAACTTGCGCTCTGGATAAACCAGAAGCTGCCGGTGCTTGAAAGGTAGGTGCAACTCCAGCGCCGTTTGAAGTTAACACATGAGTGGCAGTACCTACAGCAGTTGACGTTGGAACAGCCCCTGCACCGCCACCAATGACAACCCCGTACTGTGCCAACACACCAGACGATGCCAATGTGCCAGCGGCTGTGTAGGCTAAAATACCACCAGAAGTTCCTGATGTTAAACCTGTACCGCCATTGGCTACTGGTAAAGCAGTTCCAGAGTACGTCATTGCCAATGTGCCAGATGTAGTAATTGGGCTACCTGCAATGCTAAATATGCTTGGTACTGAGGCCGCCACGCTTGTAACCGACCCTGTACCCGTGCTGGTGGCTACTTTGACATAATCTGTGCCGTTGTAATACACAAACGCTTTTTCGCCAACTGCTATAGATACACCTGTTTGACCGGAAGCTTTAAATGTTACTGCGCTAGTAGCGCCTGCGTGATCCACCATGTACAGCTTGCTGTAACTAGGGCCAGTAATAACCTTGGTAACAGTTTGTGTACCCGTAATGCGAATCACCATGTACTGCGCTGTGGTGGAAGTTATTGCGTTTCCTGACGAGCTACCCGTAGTGTTTGCCAGAGTAATAGCGCCATCACCTGCAAAAGATAATGTGCCAGCAATGGCAATGTCAACGTAGTCAGAAATACCGTAGTTGACTGAGTCGCCCCACGTACCAGAAAGCGTTCCTTGTGTGGGGGTGAGTAAACCCAAGAGAGTCGTCGTTGCTGCCATTTAAATGCTCCTAAGTCGTTGCAACAGCAGTCCAAGCTGCTGTTTGCGTGTTACCGATATTCTGCCAGTTTGCAGTCTGCGTGTCATCTATTACACTCCAAGCAAATGCTTGCGAGATTGATCCAACTTGTCCGGTTGCTGAAACTCCTGAAAGACTGAGGCTAATTCCAAAAGAACCTATTGCACCTGTAGCACTGACACCACTTAGTGCAATGCTCTCTGAAACTTCTTCAGTACCAACTTGACCCGTGCCTGACACACCCGTAAGCGCTACACCAACACCCACACTGCCTGCTGTACCTGTGGCTTGGACACCCGACAACGATTGTGCAATACCAAATGATCCAACCGCGCCAGTAGCGCTAACCCCAGATAACCCGGCTACAAACTGACCGTCAACCGATCCAACCGCACCAGTTGCACTAACGCCAGTAATGCTTCTTGCAATACCAAAACTACCAATTTCGCCTGTACCCGATACACCAGTAAGAGCAACACTTTCCGCAACCCCTTCAGTGCCTACTTGACCTGTAGCAGATACCCCCGTAAGAGCAACGCTCTCCTCAATTCCAACCGATCCAACAGAACCTGTACCAGACACTCCAGATATAGCTGCTGATAAGCTGTAAACAACTGTTCCAACTTCGCCTGTACCAGATACACCAGTAAGAGCAACGCTTTCCGCAACTCCAACTGAACCTGCCGACCCAGTAGCCGTTACACCAGATAACGCAACACTTTCCGCAACTCCAACGGATCCAACAGAACCTGTTGCACTAACCCCTGTCAAATCTGCTGTCGTACCGCCAATAACTGTTCCGACAGAACCTGTACCCGCTACACCAGTAAGAGCGACGCTTTCTGCAACCCCAACTGATCCAACAGAACCTGTACCTGCTACGCCGGATAACGCAATTGAAATTACTAGGGCGACTGTTCCAATAGCGCCCGTGGCTGATACACCTGTGAGCGCCTCTTGTTGACCACCCCAAGTATTACTACCCCATGTACCTGCGCCCCATGCTGTGGACATGACTTAACAATTATGCAATTCGCAATAATCCGGTCGATGCATCGTTAGTTGGCATAGTCAGTGAAAACGTACCAGCAGCAACTGTTTGAGCCGTGAATGTATAAACAGCCACAGCCTTATTACTTTGAGTAGAGTTATACAAAAGCATTGCATCAAACGAAGTTGATAAAGTAACTGTGGTGTAGGTAATACTTGCTGAAGGCGTTAAGAACGATGTTGTTCCAGAACTGTTTGGTGCTGTACCAAACGTCACAGTCACACCGCCAGCGGTATAACCTGTACCGGACACTTCATTAGTTGCACTGTAGGCTGTGGTTGATGCGTTCATCGTAGCAGTTGTTATGTACAAAGCCGCTTTGAACGTGTCAGCAGTTGATACTGTGTGGGCAGGAATGCCCGTTGCATTAAACGCATGAACTGCGTTAAATAAGTCCACCTTGAATGAAGTGGTCATTGCTTGTGTATTTGCCATGATATTTCCTTAAAATTCAGCAGTTTCACCAAAACTTACAACTGCACGTTTTAGTTGTACGTGCACCGAACGGTGAACTAATTCACCCTCTAACCAATACTCCACCCATGTGGTAGTTTCGTTGTCATTATCTAATGAACCTTCACGCTTTTCAAGCAATGATTCGTCCATTTCACCTTTGGTTGTGGTAATCAATTTGAACTCCTAATAAGAGCCGCCGTAGCGGTGTTGGCTGGCATGGTGATTGTAAATGTAACGGTAGATGTTTTGTCAGACCCAAAGTCTAATACAGCCACAGATTTGTTACCTTGGCTAGAGTTATAAATCAACGCACATCTTGCGGTAATTGCGCCTGTCCAAGAGATGTTCGGGAAGCCCACATAGGCCGTGTACCCTGAAGATGATACCGTGATGGGTGTTAGTGTCGCCCCGCCAGCAGAATAAGTACCTGTATTAGCTACTTCATTGGTCGCGCTGTACGCAGTTGTTGTTTCATTTAAATCCGCGCTGGCTGTGTACAGAGCAATCTTGATAACGTCAGTCGTTAAGTCGTGTATACCTTGATAAAGCTCTGCCTTAAAACTGGTAGTCTGGGTCTGAATAATCGACATATCAAGTTACCTTCTGACGGAACTGACCAGAACGATAAGCGTCTTGACGCTCCATACCATCACCCAAACGTTTAGCCAACGCAAGAGCTTCCATGAACTTCTGGTTGTATAGCGTCATCATGTCCGGCTCACCCTTCATGTAGGTGTAAGCCTCAACCAAAGATGCGTACAAGAGCACGGGGTCAAAGTTATCACCCAGCCATGAAGTGTAGGGAGAAACCGTAATGCTTGGTGGGTAGAAGAAATAATGAAGCTCAGAACTGTATCCCGCATCTGGCGTAGGGCCGAGAATAAAAGTCAACTCGGCTGCGTTATCTGAACGTGGGCCAAACAGTGCGTAGTACTTAGGGATCCCTGTGTCTGTGGGCTGTGGATACGCCTGCCGGATGAAGTTAACATCTTTGTTCAACAAGTACTCGTACTCACCACTGGCGTTAATAACAGCCAAAGAATACACCGCTAAGAAATCCGTGGGGCACTGCAAGTACTTATTATTTGTAGTCATTGACCCCGTTACATTTTGGCGAAGCGACGGAAACTGTACCGAATTAAATATACGCTCTTCAGCCTGCGTAACGAACACGGGGATATTAGCCACGAAATTTGTTTCCGTGTTCTCCGTGTACGCTTGGATCGCGTTGCTGAGTGCGGTGTAATTCATGCCATCGGGCCTCTAGCCGTAATGCCTTTGGTAGCCGCGCCGTTACCACGGGTAACAATACCGGATGTCTTAGTGGTTTCGTTACCAGCAGCCTTGCTGATGTTACCAATAGACATATTAACGGTGTCGGCTTTACTGCGGTTTGGGGGACTGCCGGGATTTGTAGACGCAACAACAGGCACACCACTCATGGTGTGGGGCTTGGCGTACGCAGAAGCGGGTAGATTGTTAACCTTGGCCATGTTATTTCCCCTGATTTGTAACTTTGGCCATACCACGGCCATACTGAAGCATCATCTCGTTGGTCTTACCGCCCTTGGCAAACTTAGTCACAGGCTTACCGGGGTGCATTTTTCTTTCATGCTTGTTAACCATGCTGCCAATCATCTTCTTGTCTTGGGCTAAATCTTTCTTGTCCATACTAGACTCCTTTAATTTACTGTAACTGTACCAACATTTGTCGTTGCCACCAAGTAGTTGGGGGTCAAACTCACATCAAAATTACTCGACCCACCAACGGGCGACCATCCCCACTGAACATCCCGCGAACCGCCAGTCAAACTGCCACTAGCATTTACACCTGCCGTGACGTACGTTGTGTCCTTGCGTGGGTTACGCACAGCTTGCGGATCATCCACTGGGTACATACCCAACTGCAACTGCGGCTGATCTGGATCCCAACACGTATCACACACCATCAAATTGTAAAGCTTTGTCTTGATAACTTCTTTTTTCAAAGCCGTTAATTTAAACTGTTGGCCACACCTATCGCACATGGCGATACTGTTCTTACCGGATGCAAAGCGATTGCCCATTTATGTACCGCTAGTTTATGTACATCTGACGTGGAACAAACCGCAAAGCCGCATGTTCTTGATCTTCACCCGCCGCATTTTGCCAAGCTTCGTCGTACTGAGCTTTAAGAATATCTAAACGTTGCGTACCATTCTCTACCTTAAGCGCAAGATAGTACGCAAGCCCTGCCACCAAACAGGGCAGGAAACGGAAAGGCACGTCCATCGTACGTACACCCCCACCAGCATCATCAATTCGGCGCATGCGCCAGTAAACAAACTGATACGTTACGCTGTTGTCGGGGGTTGGCCAGAGGGTTACAGAAGGCAGATTCTGCGTGTATACAGCTACGCCAGTTAAATGCGCCGCCGCAGTTGTGCCGTTCTGCCCACGGAAGCAGTTATAAAGCACGTTGCCAGAGATGTAGCCATACTGGATAGTCTCGGACTCAACCAACAAGAACCCTGTAGCTGAAAGTCCGGCAACGGAAGTTAGTGTGATTGTTGTGTCTGTGGCTGTAATCCCGCCGTTAAGCGTGGTGCCGATTGAAGAAGTCTGGCCATCTAAACGCTGAAACCACACTTGAATGGGTCTGGCTTGTTGCAGTTTGTTGGGGATCGTGGCATAAGTAGAAACACTAATACGCGTGATTGTTAAGTCAGCTTGCGTGGATGCGCTACCCGCGCCCGTGCGAATGACATGCTCAAGTAAATCCACCGTGTCTACGGGTATGGCATAGGTGTTCAGTCCCGGAGTCAGGTTAATTGTCCCCTGCTCAAATGTCCACATGTTGATACCGCGGTTTGCCCAGTCTGCAAAGAGAAGATTCAATGAACGACGGGCGGTACGCAGGTCGTAGCCTGTACGCATCTCGGAACCGGCGCGTTCAAACGCTTCCTCAACAATCTCTGTGAGGTCAAGATTAAACGCTGCAACTCCAGAAGTAGTCATCTAAATCCTGCCGTTTTCTTTGCAATCGTTTTGGGTTGTGCTACGAATTGTTTGCCTGCGGCTTTTCCGGCTCGCTTGGCTTTGGTCGTCGCAGCGTACTCACTAGCGCTGAGACTTTTGATCGCAGCGCTTGGAAGGTATCTTTCACCAGTGTCAGAAGATTTTTTACCACTTTTGGTTCTCCACTTTTGGTCGCCCCAGTCCTTCAATGATTTCTGAGGCGCTTTCAATCTCGGTAACCCCCGCCTGCCGCCTTGTACTTCTTGGCAACAAGCTGAGCTTTACGCGCTGACCACTGACCTGCACCAGTACCCTGCGTTGCTGCTGACTTTACTTGAGACACAATCTTCTTGCGAAGACTGGGCTTTGTGTAATTGCCAGCGGCGTTGACTTTCCCACCCTCTTTATACTGGGTAAAGTCAGTGTTGTCCCGCCGGGCTTTCTTGACGCCCTTGGGCATTTTAGAGGGGGAGATGTCCCCCATTCCACGGCTGGCCATCATGGTGTTAGCAGGCTTTGCCGCCGTATTTCATGGCAATCATTGTGCCTTTGGTCTTGCCTTTTGTAGCAACACCGTCAGCACGTTTAGAAGCAGAACCGCCACCGGCCATCTTTTTCATTGGCATTTCTGCTTTAGCTCCGGCTTTTTTCTTAGCCATCATTGCCATAAATCCGGGATTCATTTTGGAAGCCATAGTATTACCACCTTCTTTAAAAAAAGCCATTTTTCCGTGATCGGTTTTAGACTTATTCACCTTCTGAACATCTGGACGGGTTGCTCCGCCAGAACCAAACTTCTTACCTTTGTCAGCGTCAGTAAAATCTTTACCAACGTTTTGCGGTATTCCAACTTTCTTGGCAAACGCGGGGTTATTCGCAATTGCTGCCATGAAGTTGTGTTGTTTTTTACTTGTCGATGGCATCGTCTGCCTTCTTCCTGCGGATTATTTCAGCAAAGGGTTTACCCGCGATCATTTCGGCGATTCGCATGCCTGTCCACACAATTGTGAATAGTGCGGCAACCGCAGGAAGTAGTTGCATTACCGTACCAATAGCCGTAACAGCGGCTACACCATCCGCTACATGCTTTATGGTTTCAACGTTTTCTTGTTTCACACCATCCGCCCTTTTGTCTTACCTTTTGTAGCGCAGCCATCAGCCGCAGTTACATAGCCCCCATCCTTACAGTTCCAAACCCTCAAAGACTTGTTGATCCGTGAATCCGGGTCGTTGGCAGTCTTTGCGCTGGTTAGCTTCTTCTTCATGCCTTCCATGCGGGCGCAAAAGGAGTCGCGCCGTGAGCCGCCCTCGGGTTGAGGACGTTTCAATCCGGGTTTCCCGGGGTTGGCCGCATTGTACGAGGCTCGCCCCTTGGCGTTCAAGCCGCCCTTCTCGGATTTGCCCTCTTTCCTCTGCCATGCTGGTGACTTAGCCATAGTAAATCTGCGTTGAGTCAATATTGGTCATCAAAGCATAAATGCCTTGAGTAGCTAATACTCCTTCACCCGGAATAATAGGCGCATTACTAAAAGTATCAGTACTGTCTATTTCGTAAGTCATCAACCAACGACCACCGCCACTTACATACGAAGCCGCAGTAGAAGTGATTGTTCCGGTGTTAATGTCTGTTAGCGTAAATGTGCTTGACGAAGCAACAGTGATAACATAGTTGCCATCTGTTGCAGACTGACTTGTATTGCTGTCAAAGTGAATACCAACAACATTGCCCGTAGACAGGCCGTGAGCAGTTTTTGTTACCGTTACAGTTGTACCAGAACGAGCGTAGGTAACGCTAGAAGTTACTGGAACAGAAGCTGTATCAAACAACACGACAGTGCCATCCGTGCCAGTACCAAAAAACGAAATGCCTTTAACACGATTTCGTCCAAGAACAAAAAAACCACTTTGGTTTAAATGCCCTTGTTTAACGTCTGTTTGCATC